AATTCCCTGTCGCAGATGAGGCTCCATAATACCCTGTCGCAGATGAGGCTCCACGATACCCTGTCGCAGATGAGGCTCCACAATTCCCTGTCGCAGATGAGGCTCCATAATACCCTGTCGCAGATGAGGCTCCACAATTCCCTGTCGCAGATGCAAAGCCGTGTCTTTCGTCTGATTTTCCCTCTTTATTTACCTTGCTCATGGTAAACTCAATAGCCGCTTTCACCAATCCAGCAATAGAAATTCTTGCGCCAATCTTAATGTCAGTAGCACATACCTTAGTATCATTTCCATCCTTATCCATTTCTCCAGATAACTCTACCTCATGAAATACGCTGTGTGCTGGATCATAATATGCAAAACAATCCAAAGGATACTCACACGCATGAAATCCCTCATTACAGCAATCCTCTTTTTCTGTATGAAACTCTTTTCCCTCCTCATACTGGAAATCTCTACACTTTAAGTCCTTGTCAAAGCCTTTAAAGCATTTCATTCTTTCTTTTCCTCCTTTGCTTCTTCTACATCGAGTCCAAGCATTCTAAATGCCATATCCTTTGTGAAATCATAATCATTCACACTATTCGCCCAAGCTTCAAATGCCTTTAACCTTCCAACCAGAAGTGCAAATTCCTCATTGGCGTTCTCTGGAATATAATCTGTGCTCTTAGTTTCTCCCATGATTAGTCCTCCTTATCTTTTGTACCGAATATTTTAAGCATTTCTCCCAGAAGCGACACAATCGAAATAATTGCATCTTCCTGTTTGAACTTTTCCTTGATTTCTTTGTCAAGTTCTTCTTCGCTCATAAGGCCATGCTCGAACGAATGTCTAAGCTGTTCTTTTACTTCTTCCTCTTTCCCCCCATCTTTTACAAACATCTCTTTAATTTCATGGGTGATAACTGCATACTCTGAAAGAATATCAATCCCTTTACCAGAAATATTAACTAAGCCGTTTTCAAATTTAATCATTGTTTTTCCTCCCTATTTTCTTTTATTATCTCCCTCTGAATGGTATAATGTGTTCAGAAAGGAGGTGTGTTAAAATGTTTCTCAAATTAAAAGTTTCCTGTACTTGTCATTGTGATTACTATATAAGCGAAAGAATAAGTACAGAAAAGGTTGTGTGCCCGAATTGTGGAAAGGAGCATCCTTATTCTCATAAAATAATTTCAATGCTTCATACCGCAAATGAGATTGATGATGGTAATGTTCCTGGAGCAGAAACCATAAAAACTTCCGTTATTTCCGAATGGGAAGATGTGACTGAGCGTCAATAACAATCTTCATGTACTCCAAAAAACCTTTTGCTTCAGTAGCGGACAGACCGCATTCGGCAATTTCATTTTTTACTTTCTCTACAAGGTCGCTTGCCTTCTGTCCGTTTTTGCGGCGATATAACTGATACATTTTAGAATCATAATCGTATAACCTTTCAGCAACGTAATCATCTGCTAACATTCTTTGTTCACCTCCCCTATTCAATAATTGTAAGATCTTCATCCACCGCAAATGGTTCAGTAACAAATATTCCATCTTCTTTAAAGAGAAGATCAATTTCAACATGTTGCTTATTTGCACACTTCACAACAACTACATTCTCATTTTCTTCTTTGGTATGTGTGAACAAAATATCTGCAATTTCAAAACCTACAAGAGAATGAAAAATTTCTGGATTATCTCCATAAAATTCGTAGCTTTTAATATCTTTCACTGTTTTACCCTCATTTTCTTTCTGAATTAATATCATAATTGCAATCGCGAATCTGCATTTTTGTATTTGTACACGGTTGCCATCCCTTGATGTACTTCACAGCTTCCTCATATCTTAATTTTGGAATGTTGTTTCTTGCGTTTACACCGAAATAAGATTTCACATCTCGATTACATTCTGCGAATACTTTCTTTCCGATTTCTGAATAGGCATTGGAACTCTTTCCGCCTAGCACTTCAATAACCACTATTGAAACCAAATCCCCAAGATATTTTTGCTGACCATAGTCAATTGTCATTGTGTTTTCAAGTTTTTCGATTCTTTCCTCATGGTCTGCTGTACCCTGGGCGAGAAGTTGAATTTGTTCGGCAACTGTTAATGGTTTTCGAGATCCTTTATCAAAATATTCATCTACCAATCTGTCATATACTTCCCACGCTTTATCGGTGTTCAGAGACTTAGCGTGGAGAAATGCTCCTTTTTCTGTCCAGAGGTAGAGTTTATTGATTCTTGACGATTCATCAAAATGATGATTCGTTTTAAATATCTTCAATTCTTCACCTTCAAGACAAATAAAATGCTTTCCTTCGATATATCTCTCTTTATTTCTATTGAAATTATTTGAGATAACTTTTACGTCAGCTTCATATGCTTCCGCAATCTGCTGTGTTGTAAGAACCCGAACATTCTTATATTCTGTTACTGTTAATTCGTTCATTCTTCTCCTTTCTGTGATATAATCTCCTTTAGGAAGGAGGTGTTAATAATGGATAACTTTCAAATTGCTCACGACTTGGCTGTTGCCAAACTTTGTTCTGAGCTTCTAGGGAATTTAGATGATTCTCATATCTGTCAAAAATATTTTAAATATCGTACAGATTTTTCCAAACTTCTCAATTCCCATGATGAGAATTACTTTCTTAACGAGTTGGATAAAAAGAAAGTAAACAATTGTTCTTCTACCAAACGACCATTTTAACCTTTAGATGTGCTCTGTGTTGTCTTTGCAATATAGAGTACATCATCAAAAAAAAACTGTACCTTGTAGTCCATGCCATTTTCTTCCCACTTAAGTTCCATAATTGAATCTTTATCGAAAGAAATTTTTTCGTATATACCGGAAGGCATACGTAACTCTGTTCCGTTTTTGAACTTCACAATAGTCTCGTTTTGGATATTCACTTTCTCACCTCCATTAAGAACTTTCCCGCTTGCTTGAATCAGCAATTTCCTTGTCTCTAAGTGCTGACAAGTAAACGATTGCCATGTTCTTGTTTTCTTCTGATAATGTAGCAAAAATATCAGCAATACGCTTTCCATCCTCAACGTCTGTTCTCTCTAATACTGCCATGTAATCTCTCCTTTCTGTTTTAACTTGGTTTAATCTTACAACAACTCAGTTTAATTGTCAAGTACAATTTTTAACTGAGTTTAAATTTTTATTGACTTTTTTCTACTATTGGTGTATTATCATATTAGGAGGTGAGGATATGACAGATGTTCTTGCTAGAATCCGAGAGGTGTTATTAGAAAGTCAAAAGTCTCAAACTGAAATAGGAAAAGCAATCAGCAAAACTCCACAATATGTTTGGAAACTTCTAAACAATGATAATGCTAATCCTAGCGACAGTGCCATTAAAGATATTTGTCGCGCGTTTGACATTAACGAGAATTGGATTCGTAAGGGAGAACTGCCAAAGAAACTTAAAGCAGATAAAGATTTTTCTTCTGTATGTGCTAACATAGCGACAGATGATATTAAAGCTAAAGAAGCTATTATGAAATATTATCAATTGTCAACAGAAGATAAAGAATTATTTTGGAAGTTCATTGAAAAATTCATTAAATAAAAAAGCAGGGGATTAACTTCCCTGCTTTTTTTCTTTCTCAAAAAGAGTATGTGCAAACGAATAAATCATTGCTAAAAACCTTATGCTTTCCATTTTTTCTACTATCTCAATAATTTCTTTCTTGTAATCCACGTAAATCCCTCCCAATGTTCCAAACATCTGTTCTTATTTATTAAATTATATCATGTTTTCATAACCATATACTGGGATAGAATTGTTTCCGCTTAAATCTTTCCTGGCAAACTGATTTATTCTGATTTTTCTATGAATTATAAGTTTTTTTGTGTAAATATTGTGATTTTTGCTTTTCCAAATCGTAATAATAATAGATAGAAATAAAGGGGATGGATGCTTGTCAGTGAGGGATTTATAGCGCTCATGGACAACCTGTTTTACCTCTGCTTTTGCAATTGCGATAGTTTTACCCCTCCCAAAGATAATACTACGCTCCGGGCAGAAGTAAACATATTGAATCAAGAGCACATGCACGAATATCAGTATAAACACAATTATGATTTTTTTATGTTTCTCCATGAATCCATCCCCTTTACACTATCATCTTAATGTATTACAATAACATTGTATCAAAAAATATACAATCACACAGGAAATGGCGAAATTAGCACCTCTGGTGGCGAATTTTACGTGAAAAGAGATGATTTGAATGAGAATTGCAATATGTGATGATAGCGAAATCCAGATTGATATATTTATGCATCGGATTAATAATTTTCTCAAACGAAATGGTGATGTAAAAGCATTGATTACTCCGTATGATAAAGGGCAGCCACTTATTGACGATGTGGCAGATGGCGAATGGTATGACATTGTGGTTTTGGATATCGTTTTGAAAGAAGAAAATGGAATTGAAGTCGCAAAGGAATTGAGATCAAATGGCTATAATGGAAATATTATTTTCTGGACAGCCCACAAAGAGTATGTTTTTGAAGCTCTTGATATACTCCCAGTTCATTATATTATAAAAGGCTCTGAAAATGGCAGAATGTATAGGGCTTTCAATCACGCTCTTAAGCATATCCATAAAAGCACTCTTATGATAAAAGGAAAAGACTTTATTCATCGGGTGGAATTTCAAAATATAGAATATATTGAGAGCCGAAACAAATACATCATTATCCACTGCACTTGCGGTATTGTTTATACGGAACGATGTAAACTGTCTGATATTGAAGAATTACTGGATTCCAGATTTTTAAGATGCCACCAAAGCTACATAATAAACATGGATGAGGTAAAAGAAATAAACGATTTGTTCCTTATGTTTTCTGGGAATACTGTGCCGATCAGAAGAAAAGACTTTGCGAAAATAAGAAACGAATTTGAAGAATATACAACATTTAAGTAGCTCCCGGGAAAGCCCCGGGAGTGTTATTATTTCAGTAATTCATTGACTTTTTTCTGCACTTCTGCGTAATTGTATCCAGCGGATTCCAGGCGGTCTCGTCTATCTTGTCCATTTCCCCATTCGCCATTGATTACCTCTTTTGCAACCTTGTCTACACTTTTCTTTGCTGTTACGGAATACACCGCTTTTCCATTCCAGTCAAAAACAGAGTAACCAGCTTTGCAAGCCTTTTTCGCATTTTTCAGTGACTTGTACGCCCCGATCTGGCTCTTGGAATCCTTCCAGGTCTTACGGACACGGTAATACTTATCAACCTTTACAGTCGGCTTTGTGGTTGGCGCTGTCACGGTTTCACTTGAAATGAGCTTCTTGAATCTCGCCCAGTCACCTTTTCCACGGATAACGGATGGACAATTCTTAGCACACACATCGTAATGCTGCACTACTCGGCTTGCTGGGATTCCGTATTTCTTCATAAGCTGCTTGCACACATCAACGGTATTCTGGAATGCTTTTTCGTAGTTATATCCGGCATTCATACACATTTCAATTCCGATGGAATTATGATTATTTACAGTTCCAAAAAGTTTACCGCCGTAATCTACCCCAACATGCCATGCTCCACGATTGTACGGCAAGGCTTGGTATGCTGACTTATCGTCAACGAATACATGGGCTGAATAGCCATGAAAATTGCCATTATGTTGTGCAGTGGCGTGTGCTTTGGCATCTGCTGTTTTGGCTATATTATCTGTATTATGGATGACAATATACCGAGGTGTTTGTCCTGCGTAGCTGTTGTTGTTGCTGATTAATGAGGTGTTAATATTCATGTGTGGTCTCCTTTCATTATTGAGGTTAAAAAAGCGCATAATAAAAAGCACCCCAAATGGGATGCTCTTTAACATAAACTTTTTATACAATATACCTACCATGATTAAACTTCACGGAATCATGGCTGTTGTTGCCGCAAAGGGAAGGTACTATGCTATAATATCTTTGTACCCTTTGTGGTGCTTGGAGTTGGACTTTTTGATTGGTCGTCGGGAGTCCAACTCTCTTTTTGTTGTTGTGATATACGGATTATATCATGTATTATCTTTTGTGAATAGAGTTTTGCGATTTTATTTATTTTTCGCTAACTATTTATATGGCAACTCATTATCGCAAAAGATAGAAAACATTACGCAATTGCCTGATGGAAATAAAGTTAAATTAATATCGATAGGTGGTTCCGGAATTGATGTTGGTAGTACTGGTGAAAAAATTCCATCATGGTCTTTTGGAATATTTTTACCAAGTAGTGGAGGGTCTGATGCTTGTTTACTTTGTGCTAATTCAACACAGATTACCTTAGCATACAAATCAAGTGGTGTTTGGGTTTCTTGTAAAAGAATCGGATAAGATGATCATCTTATCCGAAAGTGGCAGAATAAATAAATCTTAAAAATTATACTTTTGCAAGAGCGCATTGCATCCAAATACTTGATGTAATATGTAAATGCAATGTAACACCATCTGTTAGGCTTACATAACTTTCAGCAGAATTTCCAACCCACAATATTTTTCCAGTTTTACTGGCATTGTCACCGGTTGTTATTACGGCAAAAAAAGTACTCACAATTGAACCATCGCCAACAAACGACATAAAAAAAATATATGTAGACATTCTATTTAAAACATAGTCTCTCTGTAAATCAGTTCCCATGTAAGCATTTATTAATGTCTTGCCATTTAAATAGTTAAGTGCCCCAATAACCGTCTTGTTTTCCGTCTCCAATTTACTGATAACAGCCGTTGACATTTTATCAACGACATAATCCCAAAACTTGCTCATTAATCCGCGCTTATTCGCTCTCCCAGTTGCGTCATACAGCATTACTTCGTCATTATCTGCTAACGTATCTTTTGTTGTGTATTCTGTCCATTTTGGCATGTTGTTGCCCTCCTTTAATTATTGGTTTTGATGTTTGATCTGCTAAAAAAGAGGATGATTTCTCACCCTCTTTATACTGATTTGTCTAACAATTGTTTGATTTCTGCAAGTTCTTCTTTAATGCTTTTTAATTCCGATTTTAATTCTTCATTTTCGGATTTGAGTTTCTTGATTTTCTCGTGATTGAATTTTATCATGGCGAACATGGATGGAATCATAATTCTGTAGTTCCAATCCTCTGGCTTTCCATCTGGCAAATGGTTTACTGCAATTGGAAAACGCCTTTCCATGTCCTCTGCAAGGAACATTGGCATTAACTTGTCGTATCTGCTATCATTTTTATCAAGATATCCTTCTTTATACTTCGCCCAAACAACCTTTACACGATAAAGTTCTTCCAGCTCTTCTTCTTTAACTGTTGTCCGAATTGACTTATAACGCCAAGAAGATGATGGGACTTTAATAACCATTCCATCTGAATTAATACCCAAGTGTGTTCCGTCTGTAATATTTCCCATATTTTCAAGACAGAAAAAATTCGTAGCATCACCGAAACCGCTTAGTGGATTTCTGATTTTTATGCCGCCATCAATTACAAATCCGCTTCCATTTGCTTTTAGATCAACGCCATTTATGGTTACCATGTTGTTTTTTGCATCAAGTACAATGGCTCCATTTGCAGAGGTTAATTTTCCATTTGTTTTATCAATCTGCCAGTTTCCAATTTCCCCAGTTAGTGACTTTACGCTTCCAGAGAATTCACCTTGGTTAAAATGAACACCTGTATTGTCAATATATCCAACCTGTGCACCACTTGCATCCAGAATGGAAAGCAATCCGTTCCCGTTATTTGAACCGCCAAGCTTCAATGTGCCGCCATGTGCATAGGTGAATGAAAAATACAATTCTCCATTTTCCATGTACATGCCCTTTATTGCACCATTGTTTGTAAGCATATTGAACACTTGCTCATTTGTGTAAGCGTATTCAAGTTTTGGCATATAAATATAAGTATCATATTTTACGCTAGAGCCAACTGATGATGTCAAGATTCTCAAACTGTTTAAACTATCATTTGGTAAGCTAGATAAAGTTGTTGTTACTTGCAGTCTTTGCCATTCAGTTGTAGTTTTAGCATTTAATATTGTTTTACTTCCAAGATACACATATACTTGTGTTGCAACACTAGTTTTTATCCAAAACGAAAAAGTATAATTTCCAGTAACTTTTATTGGCTTATAATTTTTCGTTCCAAATTGTGCTCCAGTTCCGTTTATTTTTATTGCATTTTTACCGCCATCTACATCCTGGACTCCATACTCATATGTATATGCATTTTGTGTAGACCAATAATCTTTAACGTTTTGTTCTGTTAGATAATACCCTTTGATTATATTGTCCGATGTAATATCTTGGACTTGTTTTATAGCTTCTTCCTGTGCTATATCAGTAACGCTTTTATCTCCTAATGTAAACTGTGAAGCGGCTATTGTTACTGCACCAGTCTCTTTGTCAATGGCAAAAGTGGTCTTTCCGTTACTATCAACAACCCTAATTCCCTTAGCTTGCACGTATTCTCCGTTTACATAGAGATTTCCGTTTTCATCTAAGTAAATACCCTGTGCCTTGCCGCCATTGGTGAGTTTGTTAAAAATATCGGATTGTGTCTGTCCATCGACAGCTGATTTTGCTGAACTATTAGCAATCTCATTGACTGTCTTTCCTTGTAAGGAAAAAGTTTTTGGAGCTAAGATGACGTTTCCTTTGCTGTCGATTTCTAAGGTTACGTTCTTTTCATCATCAATGACCTTTAGCCCTCTACCGTTAATTCTCTCACCGGCAAGCAATCCAGCCAGAATATATTTTGCATTGATATATACTTTTCCATCTTTGATATAGATTCCCTGTTCCACTCCACCTTTTGTGAGTTTATTGAACACTTCATCCTGTCCAAGACTGGTATCGTAATTGTCAATTGCGTTTTTGATATCGTCTTTGTCTGCATACTTGAAGTCTATCCAATCAGATGCGTCAAAATCTCCATCAACACGATTTACAGTGGAAGTTTTGAGAGAAGCCTTTCCTTCACTGTTGGTTGTTACCCACAAGTCGCCTTCGTAATATGGTGGTTTCGGCTGAGCCATATAGACAGATGACTTCCCATTTATCTTGTCTAATAATTCATCTGGAATAGATTGTGGTTGCCAGATGCCAGATTTGTATATCCATTGTGTGTTATCAGAAGTATTTTGCCAAAGATCGCCTTCATGCTCTGCTTTTTCTGATTCCCATACCAAGACAATTTCATTCCCGCTGGTGTCTAAAATCTTGTTTCCACCTTCATCGCACCACGGATATTCCTCTGTTTTTGTCCATTTTACGGATGGATCATTTGGCTGATACCAAGTCTCAATCTTTCCGTCAATCTGTGTTTTTAATGAATTAAGAGAATCTTTAAAAACACCATTGATAAATAAATCTAAAGAACTATCATCTGTGTATTTTGAAGCTTTTTCCCAATCAGAAGAGTCATAAGAACCGCTTGCTCTGGCAACTTTACATCTCATCAAATCACCATTAGAGCCTTGCGACCATAAGTCTCCAATATCGTAAGGCGGCTCTGGCTGAACTACAAATACTCTGCGCTTATGATTTGCTGTGTCCTGTGCTTTTTCTGCGGCGGCAAGTGCTAACGTGATATCGGTATCTTGTACCAATTGCCACTTCCATGTTGCCCCATCTTGCATAAAACGGTAAGCATATCCCTTGGATTTCCAGTAAAATAAGTCACCCTCATGTTTCTTTCGTTCTTCGTTTGTAGTCCATCCAGAAGCCGGGATATTCTGTAAGGTTGGTTCATAATCATAAAAAAAAGTCTCAATCTGTCCATCGATTTGAGACTGTAAATTATTGATATCAGTTGTGTATGTATTGCTGATAAAATTATTAACTTCTGTTTCTGCTTTTTCCTTTGCAATCGCATTAACATCTTTTCCCTTGACTTGGACGGAATCCGCATTAATAACAACTCTTCCTGTTGTTACATCAACCAGGAAAGTTGTGTTTCCATCTTTATCAATAGCCTTAATGGTTCCTGTATTAATCCAGTCAGCATTAACACCTGTAGCATTAAGAATTCTGGCAATCACATCACCATCAACAGTCATGCCACCATTCCAATGCTGTCCACCATCTGTGGAAACAGCCCAAGCTTCCGCAGTCATTTTCCATACAATATTAGAATCGGACAACTGTGGCTTGTTATGAAGATAATAGATGTTGCTTCCGTCCGGCTGTGTTTCCACTGTCGTGTATGTTCCAGAAGATTCCGCAAGGCGCTGTGATAATTCTTCCAGTGCCTTTTCTCTGGCGGTACGTTCATCTCTTAAATTCTTTTTGTTTTCTGCCTGTACCTGTTGACCAAGTGTATACTGTTTCTGCTTATTCCTAGATACACTTTTAGCACTGCATTCAAGTTGCTCAAATGTGCCTGGATTCAAAGTAACAGAAGTTAGGAAGCTCTTGTACTGTTTCCCATTTCTGTCGGAAATCTCAATGGTGTCACCAGCTTCCCATGCTATATTAGTCAATGCGCCTGTGGTAAATGGCCTAAATTTCAGCCCCACGCACCTGTCTGCGATAATTTGACAGATTTTCTCGCCAGAGCCCTCTTGAATTAGCTTATTATCACTGATTTCGATAACGTATCCAGATTTCCCCGACTGATATGTTTTCGCTTCATTTTGAGAAGAATTTTCAACGTATTCTGTAACTTTTATGCCTGTTATTTCAACATCATACAGCCATGGCGTGAATCCATTTGTATCTATGGCTGTAATACCCTTTTGCATAACAGTTATAATCTGTGCGCCAGTGGTATCTAAGATATCTTTCCCTTCAATATTCTTCCATGGTACTTCTTCCTTATTATAAAAATCGTCTGGCACTTCATTTTTATACCAGCCAAGGCATAATCTGCCGTATGCATCTGTTTTCGCCCACTGACAGCCCATTTGTGCTACCCATGCAATTACCTGTCGGAAAGTAATACTGCTATCATCTGGTCGATTCTGTATTATCAAATCATCATTATCAAACCTTGTAGATTGTAATGTAACGCCGCAGGCCTCGCAAGCATCCTGGATGATCTGTAATCTTGTTGCCGGATAGGACAGCTTACTATCTGAATAATCACGATCAAATAATCGCATGGAATCTTCGCAAGTTAAGCTAATAATAGCTGTGTTCTGGTATGGGGCATCTGTTACTGTCATGGTACAGATACGGATTTTTTCAATGCCAGTAGATAATTCAAGCCCGATATGGCAAACAACTCTCGCTCCATCCCAGATGTAATCTGTGTACTTGCCAGAAAAGTTGTTGATCTGCAATGTCAGTTTATTTACGATAGCTGCGCCGATATCAAAAGAACCGCTTTGCGATACTGCATCCTCAAACTTAAAACCATTAGACCATAAATCTTTGTCGGTAATGGATAATGTGCTTCCGTCTGTAAAGGTAAAATCTGCATATTTCAGATAGTTACGGTTCCCACTATTCTGTTGTTCTTTAAATTCCGTTGATAAATTTCGCATATCTTACCTCTCGATAAAATCAAAACTAAGTCCTTCCATGCGCTCATTGCCTATCCACCAACACTTAAAAGGGGATTCCCTGTCGCCAACATAAAATGTTCTGGTTTCGTGCTTATTTGCAGATAGCAAGTCTGGATATGTGACCTGTATGTACTCTGGATTTACTGCCTGTATAATTTTGCAAGCAGTGTCCCAATCTGGGCCATTCCAACCTACAGACAGCTTTCGCTTCTGTCCAACTCTGTTTTTGTGCATGGTCGTATCATCTGTTCTGCCGGATTCTGATGCCGATATATCCTGTAATCCCCATGTAAAAGAAGAAGGACAGGGCATTGCTACCCCATCCACTTTTAAAAATGCTTCTGCCATATGCTAACCCTCATGCAATCATTTTTGTTGCTTCGCTTCGGATAAATTCTTTAATTTGCTGATATCCCCATCCGCAATTAATAAGGCTACTTACAAGCATTTCCATACTCTGAACTTTCGCCAAGTCATCACCTGTGAAGAAATCTCTAAGATTCTCTTTTGCTTTTACTCCATAATCACTTTCAAGCTCTTTTGCTGTCTTTCCGAATAAATTGCGATAAATCAGATTTGTATAATTTGGATAAGCAAATCTCTTATTTGGGCTTTCTGTTATTTTCATCTTAATTGTATCTGTGAGGATATGCCGAATAACAACACCCTTGTCACGTTCAATTTGCCATTGCTGGCGTTCTGTATATAAGCGTTTTAACTCGCTTTCCATCTTGTTGAAGGCTTCAATATACTTAATTTTCCATTGTAAGGCTTTTTCACCAGTAAAGCCCATTACGAGCAAGGAAAAACCATCTCTATCCATTTCGTACATTGGATATTCTTTTCCACGGTTCTTATATGTTGTAAGTTGAAAAAATTTGGCGGCTGAATTATCAGCCACGAGATTTTCAATTGATTGTAGAACATTCTTATGTTCTTTCTCAAAAACCTCTGCAACTTTCAGACTTGTTGTAATAAGTTTCTCTTCGTATCTTTTTCCAACGATTTCTACCAGCATAAATTCATATCTCCTTTATGATTTATTTTTTGGCAACAAAAAAGCGCCTACCCCGAAAGGTAAACGCTTTAAAAATTGCTTATTATGATTTTATATTTTGACACTCCCCATAGCTAAAGCATGGGGGTTTTACGACACACTGGATAAAAAGCACTGGATATTTTAATCCAATACTCTACTTTATATTTTACACATATTGACGGTATCATTCAGTATACTTTAGTATCATTTCACTGTTTTTAAAACTTCCTCTAAGTACAGGTATTCGAGCAACTTATATGTTCTTTTGAGATCATAATAATCATCTACTTTTTCCAAAAGTTTCTTGATTTCTTCTTTATAGTCAATCATTCCACAATTCCTCCCAACACTCTAATCAACTTCTGTTTGCGGTTATACTTCAAAATCTCGGAAATCTGCCCCATCATATCATCCATCGTCATGTTGCTCTTCATGCTGTTGCAGCGCTTACACGCCAGTTGCAGATTCTTAATATCATTGGTGCCGCCCCGGGACAGCGGTGTAATGTGGTCGATTGTCATTTTCTTGAATTTGACAGGTTTACCGCATATTGCACATTTTCCGTTGCACTTGGCGTACACACTCTTTTTCTGAAAGTCATTGAACTGGATTCTGTTTGCCATACGATCACGCTTTCCCGATTAACTGTTTGGTAAAGAGATACATTCCCTTTAATTTTGACAGGTCTTTCAAATTGATAAGATTTTCAATGATTCTCTGTCTGTACATATACTCGTCCAGAAGCACTAAGCACTCGTTGTTATCTGCGTTCAGTTCGTCAATTGTTTTCTGTAATTCAGCCTTTGTCATTTTATTTTCCTCCTGTGTATCCCTGTAAAAATCTAATTAAAAGAATCTCTGCTGTGCGTTTTCTGTATCAATCTCATTCTTCAAGAAAACTGGCGGTTTGTATTCTCCAATAATCTTGACTGCCTGTTCTACTTGGCTTCTCTTAATTGCCTTGTAGCTTTTTACCTGGAACTGGTAGCGCAGATTGGAATGAATGTTACTGTAAATTTTCTGACGAATGGAACGGCTATTGTAAGCATTGGATTCCTTACCGCCAAGCACCAGCGTTCCTTTTCTCTTTACTGCTTCCGTGATTTTCTCCGCTTCAATCGGGAGAATCGGCAAATCCATTTTCAAAGTCTCAAACTCTGTCTGGATATCGTCAATCCGCTTATTCAGTTCTACGTTTCCCTGTGCTAGAAGCTGAATCTGTTCGGGGATGGTCATTGGTACTGGGTGGCGAACTGTTTCTTTTAATTTGTCCTCTACTTTGAGAAAATATTGTCTGGCTTGTTCACCTTTGACACTCTTTGATTGCATGGAAAGTTTCTTTGCAAAGCTGGCAGAGAGTTTATAATCTTCTCTTTGAATAACGCCACCTGTCGGTGTCTCGACATTGATGTCGAGTCGCACATAATCTTCATTCTCCATTGCAAAATCATTTTCAATAATATTTCTTTTGCACCATCTTGAAAACTGTCCTTGTGCAAGTTCTAAAAATGAATATAGTTTTCTTGCAGTAGTCATGCCCTCTTCATCAATTCCAAGCGCAATCTCAATAGGTGTCTGGTTTGCTGTGTTAATTGTGATTTCGTTCATATATTAAAAACCTCCTGTGAAATTTTGATTTTTTATTTGCAAACAGGAGGCATACAGTGTTATAATTTGTATAGCCTCCTATTTGGTGGCAGAATCATTTAAGAGATTCTTAACTTTGGTCGGTCGGGAATCTCTTATTTTTTATCACTCTGGAACATTTTATCATACTGCATTTCAATCCCAATTCTCACAATTTCAGACCTTGTAGTAGCCTTTTCAAGTGCAACAGCATCCAGTTTTTGAAGAGTTTTCTTGTCTAATCTTGTCCTTAACATATAGTCTTTTGGATTGTCAGTTAATTTTGTTCCGATTTTCATAGCAGCCATTTATATCACCTCTCTTTCTTTGTTGCTACAATCCTATTATAGTGTGTAGCAACAATCCTGTCAAGTATTATTTTCATTTTTTTCAAATTTCCTATTCCACTATCCGTTTTGGAGTGGTAAAATAGGTATATCATACTAAAGAGGGGGATTTTACATGAAAAGAAAATTTGTTATGATTTTGGCTTTAACATCCATTTTTTCAAGTGTTACGCCTGTGTTCGCTAAAACAGATAAAGAAATTCTTTTTAGGGATATTCCATGGGGAACTTCTTTCTCAGATACAAAGGATTTGTTTCCAGATCAGTGTCTTTATGGCATACAATTAGATGGGATAAATGCAATGAGTACAAAAGAAATATTAACTGGTTCGTCTGACGATTCCAATGTTTATGATGGTAAAATCTGCCTTTTTGCTCAGCCATTAGATATAGCAGATGTAGATGTAGCTGGATATTCTACTCCTTACTTGAATTTTTACTATTCTTATAACATTAATGAAAATAAAATAGATTTTGATGATAGTAACACTTTGTTATATGGTGCGCAATATGAATTTGAACCGCAAGATATAGACTCTATGTATTCTGATTTATTTGAAAAACTTTCATCTGTCTATGGTGATCCTGATAAAACAGAGAGCGATACTACTCAATGGGGAATAAAAAATACTTATACATGGTGGTATGGCGCTAACAATACTGCTTTAGTTCTTCGGGCATCCGATTTGTCAGATTATGATGATGATTTAGAAACTAACAATATATATATTTCTTATGTCTGGCAAAAAGGAGATGAATTATTAAAAACTGCCGATGATACATTATCTCAAATGCAAATGGATGGTGAAACTGAAATTTATGGAAATGGTTCCACCAACGGATTATAAAAGGCTAGGGATTTCTCCCTAGCCCTAATCGTTTTATCAATCTTCGCCCTCTACAATTTTCATTCCCTTTATCGGAATTGTAAATGTAGTTGTTGGTGCTCCCCAATAAAAATTTTGACTAATCTTAATAGTTACTGGGCTTTTAGTATCGTTTAAACAAATACGATACACTATGTTCTTCGTGCTTTTTTCTGGAACATCACTTCTGGGACTATTTTCTGAATCATCCCAAGAATCGTTCAAATATATTTCTTGCGCATCTTGATATGCTTTAACTTCAAATTCGCCGCTTGGGTGAAAATAAACAGTTGCTTTGTTGGTTACTTCAAATTTAGGTTCAAAATAATATGTTCCGTAATAGTCAAAAATCTCACCAGAAACATATCTTACCTTGCAACGGTCAGTCTCGTATACCGTAGATGTTGGATTTTTGGTTGCCTTTTTGTTCTTAACCACAACTTTAACTTTTTTGCTGACATTTCCAGATTTTACGGTTATATAGGCTGTTCCGTTCTTCTTTGCAACAATTTTTCCTTTTTTGCTTACTGTTGCCACTTTCTTATTAGAGGAAGAAAACTTAACAGTGTCTTTTGAGTTAAATGGTGTCTTGTTTGCCTTAATGGTAAACGTTCCACCCTTTGTAAGATTGACTGTTGTTTTATTCACGGACAGTTTCTTTGTTTTGACAGCCTTACTCTGTACAGTTAAGCTAATGTCCACAGTAACGCCACTTTCTAAAGTTGCTGTAATGATAGTTTTTCCAGTTTTCTTTAATGCTTTTATTTTAAAACTTCCGTTCTTATTCACGGCGGTAACTTTTGCAAGTTTTTTATTCTTTGGCACAACGGATTTTAAATAATCACCGTTCACCATGCCAGTAATTTTAACAGCTGTAGTTGATTTACCTTTTTGTAGAATTACATTTTTGTAATTTGCTTTTCCGGTCGGGCGAACAGCGTCACCATACCTCATTTCCTTTTCTCCACATTTAGAACATCTTCTAACAATTTCAGATGAACTATAATATGTGGCTGCTTTCTCTTCTTTCCATTCAGACCAATTATGACCTGTTGGTTCTGCAAGAACTTTTCCGCACCTTGTACAATATTGTGATTCAGTACATGTTGCAGGTTTACCAGGGCTGTGACCTAATGCATTTTTAATCACTGCACCACATTCTACGCAAATTTGGTCATCAACACATGTTGCCTTTGGGCCTGGTGTATGTGGTGTCTTGCTTGACAATACTGCACCACAAACCGTACAGGTCTGTTCTTTTGTGCAAGTGGCTTCTGCGCCAGGTACATGTCCTTTGGCGTTTCTTAGTATAATTCCACACTTAGTACATTTCTGTGGCATTGTACATGTCGCATATGCTCCTGGGGTGTGCCCTGTTGCTTTCTTTAGGACAGCTCCGCAAGTCGTACAAACTTGGTCTTGTGTGCAAGTAGGCTCTGCGCCAGGTGTATGAACGTGAACCGCTGGTGGTTCAATATTATTTATTTGCGCATCAACTTTTAAATTTCCATTAATTTTTCCGTTATTCCAGAAATTTCCGTAAGAAAATCCTGTTGTAACACCATTCTCTGTTTTTGTTGCAGAGTTTAAAAGTATTCCTCCGTAGTAATAATTTAAGCAAAACAGAGTTCCGCTAACATTAATAGTTCCATGGTTGTAGAAATCTCCAAAAACATATATGTTGCCATTTACGGTAAGGGTTCCATAAAACGTATAAGAACCACCATTTACAACGTACAGGTTTCCATCAACTGTTCTTCCGCTAAATTCCTGTAGGCTTCCATTCCCGACTACAAAATCGCCATATTGAGTATAGCCAGTATTGTAATATTTTTCTGCCGATACTGGAACTGCCATACAGACAATCAATAGCATGACTGCCAAAACTGATAGTAACTTTTTCGCTTTCTTCATACATACGTACCTCCCAATATTTGATACCCATATTTTACCACCTTGGGACGTATTCTGGAAGTCCTATTTCGCTTTTCTATCAATTTCCGCAGTTACGGCAAACAAAAGAGCTTCGGCAAATTTCGCACCGAAAGAATCAGCGTATTTATCGTGAATCTGCTTTGCTTCCATGGTGAGATTTTCCCACTGCGGAATATCGTCCTTTGATATAAAGGCATACTTCTTGTGGAGGTTCCATATATCTTGCCAGATAGAAAAGTATGTCTGTTTAAAGTCCATCAGCGTAAAGCACTCCATGATATTTCTCGAACCTATGCTCTTGCTTTATTTCTGGGTATTTGTTCCAATCTACCTTGCTATAAAACATCTTTGTTGGCCTGGCAAATAGTTCCTTACCGCCATACAAAGCTCTGTATACTACCAAATCTTCCCCTGTTTCTGTATGTCTGGCATATCCGATAAACTTATACAAATACTCGTTGTTGCGTGGCTCCTTGATGGTTTCTCTCTTAAAGTGCTGTACAATGTCTCCTGGCTCAAATAATGGTCTGTTCATTATGTTTTCATATCTCCTTTTCGTTAATACCACTTCTCTTTCAGCTGATTAATCGGTGTTCCGGCAACTCCGGCACTTTCTCCGCTGTCTGTTGTCTTGAAGTATGCACCCGGAATTTGAGGATACATAAACTCAAACATCAAATAATTAGCTGCATCGCAAAGATATTCTGTGTTTCCTGTCTCACGATACTTTTTGATGCACATATCGTGGGATTCCAAGGCGTTTACCAACTTCTCCCCGAAGTTATCCTTTGCTGTACCATATTTGTAAAAACTTACCTCAACCCTATTCTGGCGTAATTCATCGAAACGGTCTGAATATTCTGTCGGAAGTTCTGTTCCTATTTGACTCATATGTTTTAATTCTCCACAATTAATTAATTTCTTTGTTCAAATTTCAATTTTCTTGGCTTATTCCTATATTTTATCTGGTGAGAGATTTTGAAACGGATTTGATTATTTTATCTCAGTAATTCTTTATCAATAATCTGGAAATTTGCCCTGTGGATATAAAGAGCTTTTCCGTCAATCATTAACTTTGTCATTTTAGGTAGATCGTCCGGGATTTTCCAGAACACCTCGTCACCAGAATATGCGGCTATTGGTTGTCCAAGTTGGGATTTAATTACTACAACCCTAGATTTCCCAAAATAATTTTTATAATAATTCACAATCCCGGCTATGTATGCATTCTCTGAAATCTTCCCGGTTGAATGGCTGGTAATATCTTCCTGGGTAAAATCAACCTCCGGCTTCAATCCTTTTTGCTCAAAAATACAAGTATCACCACAACTTTCAATTTCTTTACCGTCTATCAGAATTGTAATGACGGAAGATACATCATAGCTGGTTGTTTCGTTACCCTCGCTATCGTAGCCCTTAGATTTCGTTTTATTCCCGGAAATATTAATCTTGTCCCCAGTGGTGGTCATAACCTTTTTGCCGTAGTTATCGTAGGTATAGATTGTGTAGCTGTTTCCAGAAAGATTTCCTTTCACGTCATTCATGTAATCGTCATTCGCTGCACAGCCTGTTAGCCCTGTGATAATGCAAATAAAGGTAATTATCGCCAGTAGTGTTTTGATTCTTTTCATGGTTTTTGTCCTCCCTCATATGTCTCATAATCAATCGTCCCCAGATCACCGTACACATCTGGGTAATAGATTCCAACCCAAAAGTTATCTTCCATTGCTTTGTAGTAAGTTACTTTTACATTCCATCTCTGTACCTCGTCAATAATTTCTTTGTTAAGAAGTCCGAATTGATCTCGGCAAGCTTCACTTTCCAGTTTGTAAGTCAATGCTTTGTATTTCTCGGCATTTGCCTGTCTGGTGGCGGTAACCGTAGTCTGGCTTATTTCTAAAAGCAATCCAGCGATCAAAAGATATACCGCACCGATAAAAGCCACTGCTACGCCCAAAACAAGCACGGTTGCGCTCACATTCGAATACTCATATTCGTAGCTTAAAGATTCGCCTATTCTATTTGCAATCAGAATAACAACGCCGACTGCAAAAATGATTACTGATAACCAAAATATCATAGCGTGTCCTCCCTTTTCTGTTTCACTCTTTGATATAACATATTTTGTGTGGTGTCCTTAAAAAATAACATGATTCTATAATCAAAATCTCCGCCGTTTCTTTTCCCCCACTTTGTCTTAAAATGTTCCTCCATCATGTCAAGATAGAACAGTGGTTCCTCTTTATCGTCAACCAAATCATCTTTTGCCATATCTGTGTCTGGATTGCGTACCATTTTCAGAATATTTTCAGCTTGGCTTGGCGTAACCATCGGGTGCTTTTCTTCACGGTATTTTTGATATTTCTTGAAAAACTCTGTAATCAAGAATATAGACAGGCAAATGTCGTGGTCTTCAAAAATATTCTCTTTTGTTCCGTAAATACTTTCGTATATTTCGGTTACCAATTTCTCAACATCCTCGTCTTTATAATCTAAGAGAGATGATTGGTTCCTAGAATTATAGCGGTTGGCTTTCTGCTCCTTGGTTCTAGGGGGTATATTATATATATTTAATTTATTATAATTATTAGGAGCAGAAGTCTGATTATCTTTATCTGTATAAGATAAAGTCTTTTTTTCTTTATTATCAATAAAGTCTTGTTCTGTTTTCTTATCTATATCTGTTATACTTATTTCACTGTTATACTTATCCACGCAGTTTTCCTCACCACGGAAGGTGCAGTTTTTCTCACCATCCCCCATGCGTTTTTTCTCACCACGTTCGGGCTGATCTTTTTGCTCATGCTCATTTATAAATTCTTCATAAAATTTTTCTGTGAGAATAAGGTGTCTATGCTTTATTACTTTTGGATTATCTTTTTCATATTCATACCATGAAGTTATATAACCATTCTGTTTTAACCCATTTAGCATTGACTGAATAGTACGTTCAGACACACCAATAAAGTCAGCAAAATGCCGATTGCTCGCAAAACAATCACCGCTTTTATCTCTTTTGCGAAGACTATGTATTTCCACTAATAAAAATTTTTCTCTTGGGCTGAATTTATTTGTAAGATATAATTTTGACGGTATAAATACCCCTGTGAAATCTCTTTCTCTTCTTTCAGAAACAAACTGTTCTTTTCTCATGCTAGATAACCTCCGTATATCTAAGAACTTCTCCGATAATATAAAAACAGTAGGCAATCTCTCGGAGGTGAGACTTTCGGCGGCCAACCTAGCCCACTGAATTTACCATATTAAGCTAAAACCAATCTATTTCCATCATAATGACTCTTTACGTAATCAATTATTTTCTCGGAATCGTCGGATGTTATATAAAAAGCGTCTTTAATCGGAATAGTGTTTATTTTCATAATTTTTACTATTTTCTTTATGTGAAAAACTGTACAACATTTAAATTCCGTTTGCTCTCTTATAATTTTTCTCACTTTTCCAAAAGAAAACTCATGTTTATCATCAACAATTTTTTGGTTGTATTTTGGCATATATTTTCTAATATAAAAAATTTCCAATGAATCCAAGTCTTCAAGTTTACATTTAATAACAGAAACCGAAGTAAAGTGTTTATTTGAATGGCTATATGGGCGGAAAAGCCCTAGCTTAGACTGTCCAATATAAACTACTTCATTACCATCTAAAAGGAAATAAATAATTGGTTCTCTTGCAATCGGAATGCGAATGCAATTTGAATTTTCCTTAAATTCCATAGATTGATACCTGCCTTTCGTATAAAAAAGTGCCTTGAACTGTATGTAAATCAACAGGCAGGCGGCAAGGCATTTCCGCTTTTCGATGATCGGTCTAGCCTGTTGGTTTTACCAAAATTATTTGTTTCTGCTCTTATTCATCATGTCACGCATGGTACCGAGAATAAACTCATATGTTGCTTGGTAATCATTGTGTCTCCCATTTGCCATTACGCCTTTTAATTCTTCAAGCATTTCCACAAAAGAACCGACATCTTGAGATTCTACCTCGCAATCAATAAAAAGATAATTTGTGTTATTGATATCAGCGATTCTATTTATATACTCTTTGATTCCTCTTTTTTCCATTAATCCGGGCGCAACCCTATTTTTATGGTCTACATATACGAAACGCTGATATTTTGAAAATGGGCTTTTTATAGCACAAATATAATTTTCCATCTTTTTTCCTCCCTTAAAAATAAAAAAGAGCCGCCAAGTAAGATAAAAATTCCTCAAAATCGAGAAATATTAATTTCTTCTTAGCGGCTCAAAAATCAAGACCGTGTGTACTTCTTCATTGAAGAAATTATACCACACAATCAGCCAAAAATCAATATGCCGGGGATGGTTTGAAACGGCTATCCGTATCATTTTGGGCTTTTGTTACTGCTTTCGCAATCTCGCTTCCGTCCAGAATAATACTGTTCATAATGTACTGCGGATTCTTATTTCCGCTGTTCATACTCATTGCCATTGCAACTCCCTGGGCTACTGCTTTTGCCATTTCTTCTTTTGTAAGTCCCATGCTTCCGTCCGAACTGGAAACAATGCTGTCTGCGATCTTCTTCATGGTTCGCGGATTTTCTAGAGGAAGAACGGCTTCGGAACCGGCTTCACCGATACCAATTACCTGTGCACCGTTGAAAAGGCCACCTTTGGCGTACCAATTAGGCTTATAAACTGGTGTAGAACTGGTTCTTCCACCGCCAAGATCATGTTTTCTCCACTCTGAAATATAATAAGTCAGAGTTGGTAAGTGTACTTGTTTCATGCCATCAGCGAATGATTGAGCAGTTTCCCGACCAATTGATGTAAGATTAACATTAAATAGCCTTTTAATTTTATCCGAAATCCCAGACAAATTGGTTTCTGTATAAGATTTCATTTTCCCAGTTTCCGTGTCAACTTTACCAGAAGCCTTTTCCCAAATCTGGTTTGTATTGATTAGAACAGAAGACCAATAACTTTGAATGGTTGTCATAACCTTACCCATTACATCTTTGGTATCGGTGTCCATGGTTCCGAGAGCTGTCGATACAGCGCTTGCAGAATTTCCCCAGTTTGTTTTAGAGTTGGTTTCAACATCATCATTCGTGTTCTTTATCTTCGACCAAATAGAAGGCATTGTGCTTTCTGTGCTTTTTTTCATTCCAGCCATTGCCGTGCTTACGGCGGCATTGGCGAGACCAAAGCCAGTTTTTGTCTTGGACGATACGGAGCTAGAAGCATTTGCAACAGCGGTAGTAATACCTCCCACTGCTGTTTTCACAGATGTATTCATTCCATTGAAAGAATTCTTTGCACTTGTTTCCATTGTGACAACTGCATCTGGGAATTCAGTTTTCAGCATTTCGTCAAATTCATCCAATGGCACTCCCATATCTTTAAGAGAATTATAAATCAAATCGAATGCATCTTTTGAATCCGACAATGTTCCCTGGCTATTATCCAATTGATCCCAAACGGTCTTATAGCTTCCACCAAAATCATCTGATTTCAAGCTCAATTGATATAACACATCTTTTAAGTCACTGATTTTGATTTTGGATGTGTCAATCTTGCCATCGGTCTCAGACATTCCATTCCCAAGAGCCACGACTTTATTAGTCATATCTTCCAAAAATCCAGATGATACGCCTGCCTGTGCACCGTATTTTTCGAGAATTTTTCTTGCATCTTCGGTTGATACGCCGAATTCTCCAAGTTTCTGAATGAAACTATCGTACATTTCAGAATTTGATTTTCCGGCACTTTCATCTGCTTCAATTAACTTCCAAAGCTCTTCTGCTTGATCTTGCGTTATCTTATGAGCACTTTCCATCTCACCTGTATAATCATGGAGATAACCACCTGTTTGTGATAGAATTCCATTTCCACCTTGCGCAGCTTCTGTAATACTTGCAATTCCTTTAGCAAGTTTAACAGATAATGCCGTTGCAACAAATACAATCCCAGCGGTTCCAAATATAGTACCAAGCGTTGAAGAAAACGTTTTAAGTCCGCCTGTTGAAGCTGTTTCCGCTGCATCTCCAACTCCCTTTATTGCTTCACTTGCCGCACTTGTACCATTTCCTATCACATCCGCAAGTTTATCTGCAATTAGTTCTGCATTTTTCTTTTCAGCTATTTTTCCTGCAATATGTCCCACAAGTGAACCAACAAGAGTTCCAATACCTGTGATATTTGCTATTTTTACTGCAATAAATGCTTTTGTAAGCCATTCTGCAATATGTCCGGCTATCGGGTGCTTTTCCTCTAATCCATCGAATAATCCGTTTAATGCACTGGTAAGACCAGTTAATAGCAGATCAGCTGCGGTACTAAGGATTTCTCCCCATGGCAATTCACCAAGGAATGTTCCAACTCCTTGTCCAAACTCATAGAATGTGTCTGTCGTGAGAGAATCTTTTAATGCAGTACACAAGTGAGATATAAAATCTCCAAGAGCCTGTCCGTTCTCTTTCCAGTTTGTATCTTTGATGAACTTAGCGATTCCATCTCTGATTTTCGTTGCTAGATCATCCCAATTAAATGTTTCGGTAAATGACTTTAAGCTTTCAAATGCTCCATTCAGTAAGCCGGAAAGTGCATCTGCAATGGTGTTCATGTCTATCTTTTCGATTGCACCATTTAAGGCATTTCCAAGTGCAGTGCCAAGTTTACCCCATCCAGTAATTCCAGCACCATCCTTTTTAGACATATCCTTTACAAAGCCAGAAAGCATTTTCCAAGATGCCATAAAACTATTTCCGATTAAGTTTCCAAGACCTGTCCAGTCAATTTCCTTTATAGCGCCTTTTAAAAGTTGAGACAGTTTTGCCCCTATTCCAGAAAAATCTATTCCTCCCTCTCCGAGCAACAGGTTTAGGGTATTTACTGCTGTGTTAATTCCAGTTCCAAGCAATCTTCCCATTAAGTTAAAATCTATACCGCTAACCATGGAATTGAATGCCGTGGTAAATGCATTTACAAATTCGGTTATTTTCGGGCCAACATTTTTCCAGTTAATAACCTCATACACCTTGGTCATTCCGAGATTAAGCATATCGGCAATAGTAGTTCCTACACCCTCCCAGTCTTTCGCCAGGAATGCTTTTCTAATTTTGGAAGCCCATTTATTAATTGGTGTTTCATCAACAGTCAAAACTTCATCCAGTGAATCTTGTATTCCAGCAAAACTATCTGCCAAATCTCCAAGCCCAGAACCAAGACTTTTAGATGCAGTTCCAGAATTATCGGAATTATCAGCAAGCTGATTTAATTGGTCGAATGGTAATACAGAAAGTGCCTTTTTCAGCTTCTTTGCAGATGATGTAGCGTCATCCAATCCAGAAGAAGCATCATCCACAGCCGTTTCAATTCCACCCAGATCAGATACAACATCACTAACACCAGTCTGTGAACCTTTAAGCTTCTTTCCCATCAAAACATACATAAAGTTGCGGAATACATTTGCAGCCTGCATAAGCTTTGACATAAGCGCATTGAGAGCTTGAATAGCAGGAAGAATGCCAGCAATCAAACCTTGCCCGATTACTGCGGAAAGCGACTGGAAGTTCAGAGTGAGTAAACGAACCTGGTTCGCCCAGGTGCCAGATGTCCTGGCGAAATCTCCTTGCACATCGCCTGTGGCTGACATTAAATAGTTATATCGAAGAGCAACTTTTTCAGCTTGGGACATTGCATTATAAGATGTTGTAATTCCCCTTGAAAGAGCATAAGCCTCCATATTTGCAACGGATAAATTAATACCCAATTGTCTTAAAGGCTCAATTTCCCCGGAAATTCCAGAGCGTATTTTCTGAAAAGCAGTATCTGTATCAATGTTGTAAAATGATGCAATATCTCCAGCTAATCCAGCAAGAGAAATTGACATTTTAGAAGCTGCATCTTGCGCAACACCAGATGATTTCATCATTGCCATCATGGTTCCAGAATATTGCTTTGCTGCCAATTCTGATAATCCAAATTGTTCTTTGGCCGTAGAAGCAAATTTGTAGGCTTCATCTGCCATGCTTCCAAAGGAAACATCTACAACATTTTCGATTTCTGTAATAGCAGAGCCAAAACCAATTGCACTTTTTCCTAAATTTGCCAGACCACGAATAGCCTTAAAACCGATAGCAGTTTTAAGCAAATTTCCGAGATTAAAAGAAGCGGTTTTAATTCCAGAACTACTATTCCCGAGACGTTGAAACCATCCAATAATGCCTTTTACCCCGGTTCCAATTATAGAAGAAGTTTTACTAACAATGTTTCCAAGGTTAGATGTTGCAGATGACAATTTAGAAAACGCACTGGATATAGAATTTGTAGCGGAATTCACTTTACCGCCAGAATTTGCCAACTTTGCTAGTGCTTCCGTCATGCGGATTGTGTTATCACTGATTTTAGGTGCAGTTTTCATCACGTCAAAGAAAGATAATACTTCCTTTGCTAGTGTTCCAAGTTGGCTTGACGTTTGTCCGATTTTATTTCCAGAGCTTGCCAATTGTGCAATAGACTGAACTAACCTATTTACAGGTTCAGATATATCGCCAACGCTCGTAAAACTCTCTACGATTGATTTAAGATTTCTTCCAAGCCCAGGCAATTCAGCTGATACATTCGCAATATATTCACCGGAATTGGCTAATCTAGCCATTGAATTGACAAAGCGATTAACACCGGAAGATACATCTGGAATCTCTGCCAAATTGCTTAATTGATGGATTATTTCTCCAAGTTTCCCAGAATCAAATCCACTAACATCAACCTGGCTAAGCCTGTTGATTGAGTTGATAACTGCATTCAGCCCAGAACCTTTATAATCTACTCCACCCATTGTCTTTATGGAATTTGAGAATTTTCCAATTCCATCAGCAATGCTTGTCATTTTCCCTATATCAAGTTCTTTTAGTTTTCCAAGTTCCCTTACACAACTACGCAATCCGTTTGTATTAACTCCGCTTAATGCGGAATTAACTTCTGTGAGTTTGTTTGAAAGATTAGTCAGCGCACGTACTGCTTTTTCTGTACTACTGCTAATCTGTATATCAAGGGTATCAATGGTATTGTCAGCCATTTTATCTATCCCTCCTTTTTACAAAAAAATAAAGGGCAGACAAGACTTATTCATCCTGCCTGCCCTTTTCATGGTTAAGTTCAAAGTTTGCCTGCATGAGTTGCAAGCTTGCCAAAAGTGCGTTTCTCTGTTTTTTCTTTTCTTCTTCGGAAAGTATGCCTTCCTGTTTACGCTTTTCTTCCTCTGCTGATTCCAGTAAAGGTTTTTTCAAATACTCTGCTTTAGATTTTTTCCCCATTAAAGCATTCGCAACAGCCGTGAATGTGGCTGATGTTTCATAAATGCCAGCTTGCCAGAGTTCGGCATCTTTCCTCTTTTGCCGTATCTTTTCAGCTTCGAGATAAGGTTTTAATTCAGCTGGCGTAGAATCCATAAATTCTTCTTTGGATACACCGATAGAGAGGTATAAAGGAAGAATCTCTTGGTAAACAGCTTCTCGAAAAGTTAATTTTTCTTTTTGTGATCCTGTGGAAGCTTCGTTGCATTCTTCTCTACTGCCTGTGCTTCTGCTACTGCATTCAGCAGACCGGATAAAAAACCATTTTTCTCCAATTCTTTGTCAAGAAGTTGGTATAAATCAAATCCACTTTTTGGATTTTCCTCGGTTCCTTCATCTTCGTAATCATCCAAAAGGTCACAGACTTTATCAAGAGCAGCTTCTTTTTCAGAATCACTTTCATACCCAAACTCTTCCTTGTGCTTCTTTTGAAGTCCGGCAAGAAGCAGTTCCGGGAGAAGAGAAATCATCTTCTGAAGGCTTCTCTCTTTTCCGTCTGTAATTTCCTGTACCTTGTCCAGCACATCTGTTTTTGTAAGAAGTCCGTATCCAAATACAACCTTATATTCTTTTCCGTGTACATTAAAAGTTACCATCTTATAATCCTCCCATTATTTTTTATAATTCTGATGTAGTTACAACCTTTGTATCGAGTCCTTTGTAATCATTTATAATTAATGATATCGGGATGGTCGCAGCTTCATTTTGACCGATTTCTGGAAGAGGAATTGCTCGTCCTGTTTCGGCAACAATAAAAAATGCTTTTTCGAGATCTGGGAACGCAACTTCGAACCAGGTTGAAAGACCTTTAGCTTTTGCGTCTTTAGAGTCTTTAAAAAGTTTTTCGATTGCAGTTATAACGTCAGCATTCATGTTAAAAGTAACTTCCCATGCGCCTCCAGTATCCTGTCTTCCTGCCGCATATTGTGTGAAGTAATCTTCCAATGCGGAAACATCAATCTGTTCAGTATCAAGACTTATTCCACCGATTGCGCTACATCTTTTTATTTGAGTAAATGCAGTTGGCTTTGTTCCACTCACTGTTTCTACAGCATAATGGAAAGTTACGCCAAGTGTTGTTAAATCTGTCATTTTAATAGGCTCCTTTCTTTAATTCAAGTTTTATGCACGTAACCCTGTGCCGGGAGATAGCGGATCACCGCCTTTCTACTCTTCTTTTCCAGACTGCTTAATAAGCTGATTTACATAAGTGCTTAATCCGGCAACGATAACACCTTGTGTAATTGCGGTAAACAGTGCCATTGCAGCTTCCTGTGAACCGGAAACTGTAGATGTTGCAAAAACATAAAGACCGCAAATTAATACACCAAGGATTCCTAAAATCATTGGAATAAATTTGTCAGAAATATTTTCTGATTTTTTAATCATTACCCCGATAAAATAAAGAACTACAACGACAATAAGTAATTCTGGCTTTACATAACTTAAAATCTGATCCATAATCTCACCTCGCTTTCGTTTTAAGCATAAAAAAAGAACGTCTATGCGTTCATTGGTTTCAAAGTAATTTTCCTGTATATATCCGGCTGTATCGGCTTATAAGCTTTTTGATTCCACTGTCGCCAAAAAACATAGGCTCCGGTCCGTATGTGCGACGAAATCCCATGCTCACCATAGCTTTGTGGCTTATCTTATCTAATTCATACACTCTGGTTAGTGCTTTGCTCCCAGATGTGAAGCAATTTACTTGAAATGATGGCATTGTTGCGCATTCATCCCCTTCAAGGTCACCTCTTGTAATTGGATTCCCGAGCATATAAAGCTGTGCATATGCCTTTTTGCCGGAAGCAGTTGTTTCACTCCCATCCATGGAATAATTGTCTGCGCCAGTAATCTTAGAAACAGCCGCTCCCCACCTTGAAAAAACTTCCAATACAGGAGATTCTATTGTGTCTGGCATATCTGTCACCTCACAATAAAAAAATGCACTCACCTTTATAGTGAATGCATTGCATGTTATGCTACAATTTAACACTGTAATGATAACATAATTGTTTAGTATCATTCAGTATATTATAGTATCTTCTTTAAGAAGAGAACACTTCTTTAGCAATTTTACGGATATTCTGAATGATTTCCACGCTTGCCTTATACATTGGCATTGTAGCTTCTGTACCGTAAGAACGTACCCATTCTCCAGAATCAGAAACATATACCCAGGAATCGTTTTTTCCTTTTCCTTGTCCGTAAGAACCGATTGTATAACCAAATTCTTCTCCTTTTGGATGCGGACTAGAACCGGCTGCACCATTGTGGTAAATACCAGCGCCGAATTCAATGAATAAAATGCTTTTGCCTTCGCATATTAAGTGGGCTTCTGCATAATTACCAAAACTGTTAATTTTGATGTAAGTATTGTAGTTTTTATCAGAATCGCCTTGTGCTGCCAAAATATTTTGGTCAATAACTGGAATCCCTAATTCACATAATCTTTTTATGAAGATTTCATTTTTGCTCCTTAAAGATTTTTGATAATTTTTTATTTCATCAATAGCTTTTTGGATTGATTTCTGTGATAAGGTACACTTTATTGTCTTACCCATTTTCATTTCCTCTCTTGGAAATTCCATATCTGGCAATATTGCCTTTTTGTGTGTCTAAAATCTTCTTTAGTGTGTAGTCTGGCAATACTGTGGGCTCTCCATTTTCATTCAAAATAAGGCTTCCATCCTCGCTTATTTGTGGGATTCTGTCTACCCAAAATATGTCTGCTTCCTGTGGATGAAAATTTCGATTAAAGCTTGTAATGTACCTATCATAATCTGGCACTATTCCGGCTGCAATTTCTTCCGGCGTTCCGGCTGTAGATGATACAGAAAAAGAGAACAGAACTGGCTTCTCATAAACTTTAATGCGGTCTAATCCTTTTGTTTTTTCAGTAATTCGTGACCAATATACTTTTTGCTTTTGATGGACTAATCCTCTCATATTTCCTCTCTTTCTTAAATTTGGTTGCTTAACTAAAGCCCCACTTTAGTTAATTAAAATAGTTTAATGATTTAATGTGCTTCGCTAATAGGATTCCAATAGCTTTATACCCATTTGCATTAAAGTGCGTTTCATCTGATAGCAAACTAGGCGGCATTAAACCACCGTTTATTTTTTCAACATCTTCCGCTGTTGGCTCAATCCCTAGCACCTTAAAAGCGTTGTTAATTACTTGCAATCTAGTGTTAAAGAAATGTGAACCAAATGTGTTCATGCCTATCGCTTCGCTTGCTACAGTTGTGTCTGTTCCGTATTTAGTCAATCCCAAAATAACATATTTCTTGTTCGGAATTCGTTTAACTATGGTTTTAAGATAATCCCATTTATAACCCCTATCATTTGTACCGCACCAAATCAAGTATACGTTGCTAGTATATTCTGATTCTTTTGTATGAATTGGAACATAAATGTTTTGTGGTGTATATCCGTTTAATGAAAATGTGTCTTTAGCTGTTTGTGTTACTATATATTCTTTACCATCCACAATAACAGTTTTTCCATTTAATTGATTGTTAGCAATCCAAATATCGGCTGTTAAGTCTGCGTTTTTAATTTTGAAGGTTGCTTTATTTGGCTCAATGTATCCACTAAAAGCACCGAACGTAAAACCAATGTCTTTTGTCAAAGAACCGCTAAAACCAAATACTCTATATGACTCTAGCCCTAGTATAGATGCACATTCTTTTGTTATAGATACGCCTTCACCGCCAGTACCTGCCATTAAACTATCACCGATGCCCATTAGATCATAATCGTATGAAATGTGTTCTTCTAGTTTTTCAATTTTTAATGATTTCAAAGCGCCATATTTTTTATAAGGCAAAATTTTTGGAGTACCATATTGAATCATTAGGTTTTTAACCTTATAAGTCGGATTTGTTTCACCGTATATACTAGCTTGAATGTATACAGTTTTATCTGTTTCATTTGTATACGCATTGTAGAAGTCATAAGCGGCTATAATCGTTTTTCTATTATTATCACTGAACACAATTAAATCTCTAGCAATATTATTCAACGTTCTTTCATCATCGCTGTTTACATTTGCAGAAAAGAAAATTGTCGTATGTGCTGGTACTGGGTACACTTTTGTAGTATTAAAGTTATTGTCATGTGTGTACTGTCCGTTTTTTTCCAGATAATAATTATGATACAAATAATCATCAAAAATTTGATAAGGTGCTGGGTCTAAAGCATCTTCAACATTATCTAAATCTTCCTTTAGCGAACCAATAGCTTCTCCAGTTGCTTTTGCTTCGGCAAGCCCACCTTCTATAGTCAATGTAGTGTCTGGCTGTGATACACTCTGGATGTCCTTAATAGCTTGTTCTTTTGCGGAATTTACATTTTGAACAGCTTCCGCAGATGTGTTTTTAGTAAGCTCCAAAAGCTGATTTATAACATCTTTTTCTTCCTGTCCTATCTGTGGTTGATCAATCTCGATACCCTCTAGCACTGGTACTTCCGCTATTGCGGTATTCCATTCAACACTAATATTTGAATCGGAATCCGTTTTAACAGCGCAAACAATAAAACGTACCGTTCCCATATACCTTGCTGCATTTCTTCCAATCAACCAAGAAAAAGTTACATTTTCGCCATCTACAGCTACATCATCACAAATGTATTGGTCTTTGATAGAAACATTAAAATCCACACTGCTTACGTTTTCAAAGTTAATTCTGACTGAAAATTTGGATAAATCAAGATTATCTCCTACAATTTTGGGACATGAAAATTTAATACGTTCTGCATTCTTGTCAGATTGTACCCCACCAACTACGATTGTAGAGGGCACGAAAATAATCCTTGTCTTAGCGTCAATTGTGCATATATCGGATTCTTCAGAAAGCAAATTAACATCTTCTTTTGTGCTCATAAGTAAATCAAGTGCTGTTGCCATGTTCTACCCCCTCTGTGATACTTTGGTTTTACCAGTAGTTATAATGTATTTTCCGTTATCTTTTACGCCAGTGACAGATACGGAAAAATAATCCCAAGTAAGGGCTTCCGGCGGAATTTCACATTGATTGTTTTTTAGTATTACTGGGTATTCTTTTTCCATTCTCCAAAATGAAGCAGCTATTTTACATCCGTTCCACTCTGGAGAAAAGATAAACAATGCTTTAAGATATCCAGTCGTGCCCTTTACCAGTCCAGAGAAATCACACTTGGGATCTGGATAAATTCTTTGATTATTTACAATAAATCTTAATACTCTCATGCAATCATCCTTTCCATTCCAACAGGGGCTACATATTTATTTATTATCTTTTGCATGATTTCTTCTTTCTTTCTCACTTAATTCATCCATTCCAAAACTTACATTTCTAAATTTGTGCCATGTTTGCATATAAGTCAGATTTAGTTTCTCAGAAAGCTCTGAAATAGAATATATTTTTCCTTCATAATTTATGTATCTGTTTCTCCTTGTGTTTTGCATTTGCTGTTTCTGTGTTACCCATCGGCAATTTTCTGGGCAATAATTACCGTCTACATCTATTCTATCAATAGTTAAATTATTCTGATACCCATTTGCTATTTACCATTCGTAAAAATTTTTAAATCCATTTTCATTTCTCCATTCATCACATATTTCAATTCCTCTTTCTCCGTATCTTTTATAATTCTCGTCATTTTTACAATAGCATCTCGATTTCATAGCACATAAAATTTCATATATTCTTCCCCTCGACATGCCATGTTTAAAATTCATTTTTCTTGCATTTTCTTTTTGAACGCAACCGCAAGAAGAAACAAGTCCTTTTCTAAGATTTCTGCCTTGCGTTATGATATTTCCTCCGCATTCGCATTCGCAATACCAATATATATTTCCAGTTTTGTCCCTTTTTTTAGTTCTCTTTATTGCCGTAAGCTTTCCAAATTTTTGTCCTGTAATATCTATTCCTCTCAAACATCCACAACTTTTTGTATTTCCTGATCTCAAATGTCCTGTGGGAATGATTAACTCTCTTCCGCAATCGCACCGGCATATCCAAGTTCTTGTCTTGCACCCGCCTTTAGTTACACGCGTTTCTCCCTTTTTTATAACAACAAGTTTACCAAAACGTTGCCCTTCTAAATTCATTTTCATTGCCTCCGTTAATCACATGAATTAAATCTTATAATTTAATTATACATTTATTTGTTATATTTTTCAACATATATTTAAACTTTACAGTTTACGATTAAAATGATATAATTTATTTATAAATAAAGGAGCATTAAACAATGAGCTTTAAATATAAATTAAAGGGGCTTATAGTTGCACAAGGGTTTACTATGAGTCAAGTCAATAACGAACTAAACCGCAGACATGGAACAAATTTGTCTTTTCAAAATTTTAGTAATCGTTTCAGGAAGGAAACTTTTACTTATAATGAAGTAGAGGAAATTCTGGATATTATTGGATATCAGATTGTATTCAAGGAAAAATCATGCAATTAATTCAAAAGTTCGTGGCATGACTAGGGAAAAACTATTTCCCAAAATATCTTTTGATGTAACTATGATTATTCCAGAATAATCTGAGATGAAATTGCAACACCATTCCTCTGCATCCACCCAATGCCTTTTCTTAACCATGCGGTGAAGCTCTGACAGTAAACCATAGCTGAACATTACACAATGTCCTAACTCATGGATGAATACACGGTTTAGAAGTTCGCCATGCAGGTTGTTCGCAATCGAAATTGTCATTGTGGAATAATCAGATACGGCAAGTGTGCGTTTCCCTGTGCGGTCAATCAAAACATCATCTTGTGGTGGAACAAACTGCACTCTCCATAAATCTCCATTCATGTAGAATTGTCGTAGCATGGTTTATTACCATCCTTTCTACGAAAAAAGCCCCTGCCGCATTAATTTGCGACAAGGACTTAATTCATTTATTGCTCTAGTTCATCTGCTGTACAAGTCTGGTTAAATCAGTTTTCATTGACTGTCTGAGCGTTGCATCTGCATCAGACCACATCTCAGTAAGATTACGGATAATGTCAGATGTGTACTCCTTCATGGAATCATCCATTTTTCTTTTGGATTCCGTGTCTTTGGAATCGTGATAGTGCCTACGGTTCTCATCGTATCTATCATAGGATTCGCCATATCTGGATTTCTTCCGATTCATCTCACCCATTTCCATATCACTACGGTCTGGATGATATCCCATGCGGTACATATTGTGCTCAAATTCTGGATTGTTTAAATACTCGTCCATCCAGTCATCGTCTTCCATGTACAGATATGGTCTATAACCTTTTCTGGTTCCCCTACCTTTTGGAGCGAAACGCCCATTTGAATAGCGGTAACGGTCATATCCCATGCGTCCAAGATACTTTTCTTCCTGTTCGCATTCATCCATAGCTTCCACAATGCGATAATCTTTATCAGCGCAAATCGCACATTTTACTGCTTCCATGCAGTCTTTCAAATCGTCCCAATCTTGAGCACTGAGATTATCAAAGCCATGTGTTTTGGCTTTTTCCATAGCCCATTTTCCCATTTCCATTGCTGTCTTATGCATTCACGATACCTCCCCTCTTCGAAGCCTGTACAACATTTTCTGCTGTTGGGGCTGTACCATTGATTGCAGTCAAATTGTTGTTCGGACTACAAGCCGGATTTCCTAACATTTTGAACGCTCCACCAGTAGCACTTGTTGCAACTCTGGTTGCATATTTTGTTCTGGTTCTTACTCCACACGCTGTAACCTGTGCGCAACAACGATTCTCTAACGGATACAAGGCTGTTCCTGTTCCTATCTGAATCATTACTGGGGCGGTAATTGTGGTTGTATTCGGAATAGACTGTGCTAAAACAATGCAGTATTTTTCTCCATTATTGTAGCTTCCTTCCGGGATAGTAACCACAAGATTTCCACCTGTGAATGCAATTGCAGTAGACAGCACAAGGTGATTACAGAGCTTACAAACATTCTTACATGCCATATTTTTTACCTCTCAATCAATAAGAGGTGAGCCGCAACCCACCTCTTAGAATTTAGTCAACCTCTAAGGGTGAGTTACTTAGCAACAACCGTTACCATATGTATTACATCCTGCGTATGCATATGGAGCTGGAACCTGGAATGCAGGAATCGGAGCAGGATTGATTGCATTGATTAACTGCTGTGTCTGAGAAGCCATTGCAGTTGTAAGCAATGCAGACTGGCGATCCTGGGAAGCAGCACGTTTCAGATCAGAGTTCTCTGCCTGTAATGTTGCAATCTTATCGTTAGTCAGGAAGTCAAGGATTGCTCTTGTGTTGCTGTTCTGGTTTTCCAGAAGGTCTCTGGTGTTGTTATTCATTGTGTTCTGGAGAGCACAAGTGTTGGTAGCAAGGTTGTAATTGATGCCCTGGATTGCTTCTCTTGTTTCACAGCAACAGTTTGCTAACTGAGACTGTAATGCATTGGTATTCTGCATACCGGCTACAGTATCAGCATTGATTGCCTGCTGAACGCCGTTGAAGCCTTGAAGCATTCCGACGTTCACGCCGTTGAAACCGCTCTGCATGGTATTGTTAAGCGCATATGTGCTATCACAAATGCCTTGCTGAATAACTCTGATACCATTCTGAATATCATTCAGAGCAAAGCCCTCGTTGATATCCGCTCTGGTAGCCCATCCTTGGAAGCCGGCACCATTTGTACCATTGCCACCCCAGCCACCAAAGCCGCCGAAACCGCCCCAGCCAAAGATAAGCAATATTATAATCCACCATGCCCAGCCACCGCCAAAGCCATAGCCTTCATCGGCACGGTTATTAGAGCCGCTTAATACAGCGACATCGCTTGCTGATAATCCACCATTCATCATAGCGATTACCTCCTTATTGATTTTTGTAATTTATACAAAATCAAAAGACCGCGGCTCTTTTAATTATTGTAGCGAATTTATTTTATTCCAAACTGGTTCTTAACCTGCGACAGTATATCGTCTGGATTAATATTTCTTTCTTTACAAAGATTTCTTGCAAGTTTTTCAATTCCTGCATTATCACCTTTTTCCATCATGTTAATTGCATTGTCAATTACAGGATTATTTCCAGATTGCTGTTTCATCATATTGATTATGGCTTGTTGAGGATTCCCTCCACCACGTATCATCTGCATAAGTTGCATTGGATTCATCATCTCTGTTTACCTCCATTCTGCTTGGGTTCCGGTGTTCCCGACATTTGTGTCGGAAACATACTCTTTATTTCGGAAATTTCTGAACAAACATCGTTCCGAAGCTGATTAAACATAGCTTCTATGTCAATCGGTTTTTCTTCTGCCTTTGGTTGCTGTTGTTCTTCCGGATTTATAAGTCGATAAACAAAAATTCTACTTCTTCCATCTGCCTGTAATTGTTTTCTATATATTTCTGTACCGTCAGTTTTTGGATAATAGACAGGGTTTCCAGACATATCTACATCTTTTGCCTTTACAGTATCAATGCCATCAACCATCTGTCCTTGCAACATGGGGATTTGTGGCACTTGTTGCATTGGTTGTTGAATTTGTGCCTGTCCGTATGGCATTGCCTGCTGATAACTATTCTGCAATTGTGCTAATCTATCTTGATACGGCTGTATTTGCTGAAATGGTTGCGCAAAATAAGGACTTCCATACTGCATATCTCAAACCTCCCTTGTTTTTATAACTATATTTTACAATAATAAGAGGTTGATTAACACGCCATGATAACGCCATAAATACGCCATTTTCTATGAATACAAAGAAAAGCCCCGACAATACATCGGGGCGACTTTCATAATTTTCTTCTTTAATTTTCTGTTTATGCGGTCTACTGTTCTTGTGCTGTAGCCCATGATTTCTGAAGCTTCTGCAAGTGTTTTTTCTTCGTAAACACGCAATCTGAATAACTCTTTTTCTCTGGAATCAAATCCAGCTTCACGCAAATAGAAGATTCTTTCATCTTCCGAAAAGTCTTTATAATCATCCATTCCACTGTCCTCCCTGTAGTGGAATCAATATTTACACCGGGAAAATGCCTTTTAGGGCAAAGCCTAAAACAATACCAATTATGCCAGTTATGATATAAGCAATTATTTTGTCCTGTAACTTTCCTGGTTTTTCCATGAGTGATTTTAAATTGTCGTTCATTTCGTCAACTGTATCCTTAATGTGTCCCAGATCGTTGTTGTATAAAGCAATTTTCTGTTCCAGCGCATTGATACGTTCAAAAAAAACTCCATCCCTTTTGGAATGCTTTTCTTTCATCTCATGGACGGCACTTTCCAATTCTTTTAAGCGGTGTTCGTTGACGCACTCGTGTTCACATCCCATCGCTATTCCTTTCCATCACTCCCATTTTTAAGATATTGCTTCTACCCACCTAATTTGAAGCACCCCTGCGATACGTGGGAGGATTGACGTATCACGCACACACCATCTTAGAATCCGATAAATGGAAAAACACCATGATTTACATAAATTTCAGTTTCGGAATCCCAACTTCTATTCACAGAGGATTCGGAATGTGATCCTTGAAACTCAGCTCCCTGCTTTACTAGGAAGAAAAGAGCCAAATCAAATATGCAGTCATAGCATTTCTCCATATCGGAATTTATTTTCTCATCACTGTAAGAGGAAGGATAATTCCTTTTCTTCTTAAATGAACGAATAGCCCTCTTTGCTGAAAGAGGAATCATCCTCGCAGTTTCTTCATCATCTTCAAGATAATTTGTCAAGTCCTCTATAAGCTGTTCGTCCATTTAATCACCTACCTTTGCTGAGATAAAATCTCTGATATTATTCCAGCCTTATTAGTTGCTGTCAGGGCATAGCCGTTATCACTTGCGAGTTGTCTTAACTGAGATACAGTCATATTAGACAACTCGCTTTCTGTATACTTGTGTGTTGATGTATCATTCACACTTGCTACAGATGGTGACTGGCTGTTTTCATCGAGACTATGCCCGGTTATTCCCCCGCTTTGGTACCGATCACGATACCACCGTTTGCTTTTGGTGCAACAGGGACGAACATACCGGATGCTTTTGTCCATACTGCAACTGGGTCTGGTGTAGCCCACATGGAAAGAGTTACGAAAGAACGGTTCTCTTCCTGTATAAACTGTCTGTATTCAAGCTCTTCTGGTGTCACACCCCAGAGGCCAACACCGAAAGAACCGTTAGCATCTGCTTCATACAGAGTAAATACATCCTCTTTGAGGTATCTGGCTGTTTTCAGGGTTCCATCTGCTTTTCTGAAATTAAAGTTCTCATCACAACGATCAATTGTGATTCCATATTCCTGCATAAGCAGATTGGCAAGCTCCTGCTTTGTGAGAAGCCTTTTATTTGCAGCACCCAGAACAGCTGTCTGCATTGCAGTGTTGTTCCGCATGTAGTTAATCATTTTAAGAGAAGTAACAGCTTTGTTTACTACATAGCCATTGCCTTCTGCTACAGCTACCATTTTCTGGATATCGCCCATGATATCTGCATCTGGCTTAGACCAATCAGTAAGCGTTACTTTTGCACTTGCTGGAACGCCATAGTCAATTCCCATGTCAACATGGTTCTCTTTGATTGTTACAGCGCCGGTGGAAAGGAACTGTCCTTTCATAACATTTGCTCTTGTAACAACGCCCTCGAACAGTCTGGCTGCATCATCAAATACAAAGTTTTTCAGTGCTTCATTATCCGGCACACCGTTTTCAATTGCCTGCCGTAAGTTTTCGGACTGATTGATTTTTCTCTTAATGAAGAGTTTTTCAGTCAGGACTTTTTCAAATCCAGGTCTTGTGCCGATTTCTGCTTCGCTATCAAGAGCGTGGACGAATGCAACTTCCGGGAGATTCTGTCCAGCCATAAGTCTGTAATACTCTGCTTTCAGATACTGGGTTTTTGTATCTGGGAAAATGGTATCGAGGATACCTGGTCTTTTAACGCTGAAATTCTGAGAGAAATTAAGTCTTTCTTCTTGGGTAATTGATTCCAAAATATTAAATGGCATTTGTCATACCTCCTTAAAATACTGGGTCTTCTGTGACTACAAAAACAATTCCGGATTTTTCAAGCTCTGTTTTTGCAGTAGTGTCAACTGTTACTGGAAGTCTCTTTTCAAGAACACGTCCTGAGACAATCACAGAAATTGGTCTCTTGGTATCATCTGTCATATCAACATCTTCAAATACAATGCCGATTGCGCCTGTCGCATTTGTTGGATATACGGAACCTGCTTTGATAATTTTCTTAGTTCCAACTGTTTCAGCATTTGTCTGGTCTGCTGTGTAGGTTTTGAGTACAAGTCCGACCTCAGATTCAAGAATATTTGGAGTGGACTCATACTGCTCTGTTTTCATAAAAGCCATTATTTATATCTCCTTTACTTAAATATTTACAGGGGCGTTACCGTCCACTGATTTAGTTTCCTGGTTCTTTTTTGCTGAGTAAGCTTTTGCAAATTCAGCAGCATCACTTTTTACTGTAGCTTTCCCACCGCTACCACCACCCGGATTCGGAGTGTTTTCCAATGCTTCCTTCTCCCAAGCTGCTTTTGCGGTATCAAGTGCTGTTTTATTTGCTTCGGAAACTCCCTTAACAAAAGTTTCGACTTCTTTCATTGCATCTTCTGGTTTCTCATACGGTGCAGATGCGTATGCTTTAATAGCACTCGCGTATGTTTCGGTTGAAAGTCCTGCATTTGCGAACATAGAAGTAATTTCACTGGTAAGGGCTTTTTTGTTGGATTCTGCAAGCGCAGCTTTCAAATCAGCTAACTCCTTATCCACTGCTTCCTTTTCTTTCTTGCGTTCAGCTTCTAGCCGTTCTGCTTCGGTCATGTTCTGCTTTTTCAACTCTTCCAACTCTTTTTCCAGGGAATCTGCTTTTTCAGCTTTTTCCTTCAGAGAAACATTTTTGTCTTTCTCTTTCTTAGTTTCAGCAGAAATAGAATCAAGAAGCTTAGAAACCTGTTCCTCGGAAGGTTCTGCAACTCCCATACCGATAAGTGCCTGTTTTGCCTGTTCTCTTGTCATTGAAATCTCCTTTCTTCCAGTCCAATACGCTTTTTCAACACGGTTCGCTCCGCACATGGTCTGTACCCGATTTACGCTCACGGGCTGTTGCAATTTATTTGATTTTGGGTATTAAAAAAGAAGCCTTAGATTTCTCTAAAACTCCTTAAATAATCGAAATTTGGTTCATTCTTCGTTAGATGGAGAATTTGCCATTGGTTCTGTTTTGGACGGATTTTGAAACTTTCCGTCAAGTAATTGCTGTGCTTTCTGCATTTCCGCTTCCGGGTCTGCCAGTTCCGGGTAAATAGTTCCCAGATACGGTAAACTCATTTCGTAGACTTTCTGCGGATCACTGAAAAGCCCACAAGTAATCAATGCAATAAGCGGATGAATTTTATTTTTGAACAGATAATCAAGCGCTTGTGCTTTTACAAGCATATTGTCTGTTGGGTTTCTGGTTATCTTCACATCGAAATCTCGTGTTGAGATATTAACATCTTTTGATGTGCCACGGATAATATTCAGAATAATTCTGGCAGATTCCTTTTCAGCTTCCTTGGTGAATGCTTCTACCAATTTTGCATCTCTCTCTGCAAAATCCCATCCATTACGAAGGTATACAGCATTTCCTGTATCTCCTCCGCTATTGCTTTGTCGGTTTGGCATTGCTTCCACAATCAGCATATTATTGTAGATATCATCCTTTGCAACCTGGCTCTCTGATTGATTCAGTTCAGCGGTCATCAGTTCAACATCCGATTGACAGCCATTTCCGGTATCTTTAACAGAGATAGCACCAAGTTTTACCATTTCCAAAAACTCGTTTTTGTCTACCTCGCAGTTTTTAAACTTCATAAAGGATTGCACAAACTGTTCCACGCCATTTAATCTGTCAGACTGGTATTTGTTAATTGCATCAAATAATGTGATTGCAATTTCAACATCTGAAAGCCTGTCATGATTATTCGGGCATTCAACAATTGGAATACCGCCAAAACCATTGATGCCGTAGTTAGTTACTTTCCCATTCTTGATTTCAAAAAACTGGTTCTTTGAATAACATAAATAATATTGCTGTTCATCTTCATCTTTTAAAATCTGTACGGAAAGCATTGGTTTCCCATTTCTCTGTGAGTATACAATGTAACAATCACCTGGATACGGAATGAAGATTCTAAACGGTGGTAAATCTCCGTTTTTTGTCCAATCCTCTTCTTTCAGAATAGCCTTATAGGAAGTTCCTGTTGCGCTCTGGTATATTGCCCTTTGGATGTTTCTTGCATCTGCATTGGCTTCATCAAGATAATCATTCAGAAGGTCAACTTGCTCATTTATTTTTTTGTCTGCATTTTTCTTTTTGCATACATATTGGATTGGTTCCCCGCAAATCTGCCCAGCTTTAAATTTTACAGTTTCAAATGCGTGATTTTCTACCACTCTGTTATTAACTTCTGGACGGACTATTTTATTTCGGTATAATATCGGCTGATCGCCTTTCATGTACCGATACAGATAATCAATTAATGTTCGATTTCTATTATGTATGCCAATAGTGTCTGATACTACTTTCACTACATTTTGTGGAGTGATTCGGTCAACACCTGTGTAGGCTACTTTTCTCCCGAATTCACCTCGGCATAAATCTACAAAATTCATTGTATTTCTCACGAGCCGAACCATCCTTTCTGTAAAATAAAAAGCACTGGATATTTTAATCCAATGCTCTACTTTATATTTTACACATATTGAAGGTATCATTCAGTATATTCCAGTATCATTTTTCAAAACCTTTTATCTTTTTTACTTCCGCTACGGCTTTTAAGTGCATTCTTTTCATATGTATTTCGGAATAACCCATCTCGTCTGCGATACGAACCAATGATTTGTACTCAACATAGTGCTTAAATAATATGTCATATAGTAATGGGTCTTCAACCTGTTCTATAGTTCGGACTATTTCTTGTCTTTTTTGTAAAAATTCAGATATCATTTCTGAAATCTCTTCTCGCAGATCAAATATCTTCGCAATCATGTCTCCCATCGGATCACGTTTTACAGAAGTTTGCACCTTTTCCCCAACTGGAATTGCAGATACACTTGTGGAAAGAGAACTGAGCTGTTCTTCTTCGATAAGCTTGTTTTTGATTCTGTTATCATAATTTTCAATTTGTCGTAAATATTGAGCTGTAGTCATCATATTCTATCTCCTTCCCCAAAGTGGATTCTGTGTTGCTGTTGCGGTTCCACCCAATGGATTCTGAACGTACTCGGACATCATTGCTAAACTGTCTGGCCCATCATCATGTGGCACTTTTGCTCTTGTTGTATAAGTTGTTACATTTGCCATGAACAATCCGTAATCTGATTTTGGTTTGTACTGACTTTGATGCAAAAAATAGAAATTATTGATAATATAATTTGAGTTTACAAGAATTTTGGTTTCCTTATTGGATTGTGTAAATCTTGGTTCGATTTTCGCTCTGCATTTTCCATCAATCAATTTTTGAATATTATGTGCAACACGCCCTCCCACATTATTTGATTCAAAGCGAATCATGTGAGGATTGTGTTTAATCAAAATATCAGCTGTTTTCTTATCCAATATGTCATAATCTGTTGAATCATCAAATACAACATCTGGAATAAAAAACTTATCTCCGTATTGATATGCAATTGGAAGTGATTCAAAGTCGGTTCCCTTATCCTTTGTATCGCATACAGCCCATATAGCATCCGGCTCTCTTTTTGGCATAACTACATATTCATCTGTACAGCCATCTGGAACATCTTCTCTATCAAAGAAAAATCTTTTCAATTTATCTGGTGGTAAAAGTAATCCTTCACGCTCTACTGGTTTCTGCTGATACAAACAGTTAAAAGAAATCTCGTCCATTGATTCCTTTGCATCATTAAAATATTTTTCCGAAAAACCATTTACTGTAAATAAGAAATTGCTTTTTCCATCATCTGTTAATGCCGGTATTGCAATAAATCTAGCCCTCGGATTCCCTTCATATAATTGCTGTAGTTTTCCTATAGGGTCATGTACCGACCATCTTGTAGCTATATAAAATTCCTTGCAACCATCAAGCCTACGTGAGCGAAGGTCATTTACCACTTTTGTCCATAATGTATCAAGTCGGCTCTTATTCAATGCTTCTTCGATACCAGACACAAGGTCATCCGCTGTAAGAAATCTGTTACAACGTGTAGCACCAGTCAAAGAACCATCAATTGATCTAAATGTCCATGTTTTGAAACGACCATTTCTTTCAAGATTTACAGTTGTTTCTTTTGCATTACTTGTCTTTTTACTTAAATCAATGTTTGGAAATATCTCACTCCACGTATATTCTACTGGATCATTAATAATTTCCAGAACACCATCATAAAGGGAACGTGTCAAAATACTACTGTGTGCGGATGACAGGTTAAAATCGTTTGGGAACCATCCACCGACCAGGGAAAGAAAGAAATCTTCTAGCGTAGATTTTCCGCAACCTGGCGGTACGCTCAATGCAAATATATCCAGTTTGTCATCCATCAAGTCTTGAAGTGAACCTATAATATTATGCTGCATAAATACATTTCTTCTTGGTTCGTAAAAACGCTCTTTTGGAATACGATTTTTTTCAAGATATAACAATCCACTGTCTACTTGATAATTCTGCGCTTCCAGTAACAAATACTGCCAATAGATATCATCAAAGTCACCACTGCCAGTTAATGCAGCACACTTCTCTGCTATGTTATGTGAGTATTGACTTACTTTCATAGCCATTTTCCGTGCTTCTTGGTTCTTGTCGAAAGGAAGGTCAATATTCATGTTCAAGAGCAAATCAAGGCAATCTTTTTGGTTCTGATAGATTGTCATATCACTACTGATAATCTGATTCAGTACTGCCCGATACCATTCAATCGAGCCTTCTGTAATTTTTCCCATAAAAATAGAGCCAGACCTCCTTTCTTTTTAGGATTTAGTCTGGCTCTCATGTGGCTCTCTTGACTTTTCTTTTTATTTTTTTGTATTCTAAATATTTTTAAAAACTATATTTTTCACAATATCTACAATTTTCTAATCCATCCGGTTCTGGATGTATACACGGAATGTTCCTTAATTTGCACCATACCATTTAATCACTTGACTTTCTGCAAATTTCAATAAAATCTGGCTTACTAAGTTCTTTCAGCTTGTTAGCATATTTTGGAAATTCATGTGTATATATCGGATGACCTAAAAGTTTTTCTGCGTATTCGTATGCAAGTTTTCGGTCATCCCCTGTAAGCATACAAATTCCTGTATAGGTTTCAATTACTACAGCTTCTTGTTTTGTCATACATATCCTCACTTGATAAAATCATCTTTTTAATTCCGAAAAAATATTTTCAATTACTTTCCATTCTGCGAATACTGTCATAAACAGTAATGGTACTGCCGAAAATCCCCAATGATTTTCAATCATCATTTGAATTGTGGCTATCAAATAATCTGCTACCCATTTGAATATTATGAAATTCGCAATTATCCAACATATTTTTCTGATTTTGTTCATTTGCTCACCATCTTTCTTTTTGATTTCAAGTATTTTCTGTATTTGCGGCTGTATTTCCGAAGAATTAAATCGAGCATAATGCTATTTGTCTGTTCTACGTTTTCTGACATAGTTGTGAGATATGGATAATCTTCTCTATCATCTACTAATGTCTTGAAGATCAAGTCTAAAGCAAACTGAGCACTGATAGGCGGGTCGCAAAGTTCAAAGTCTTTATCCTTGTACCACTCATCAATCTTCTTTTGGAATCCATCAAAGGATATTTCTTCGTTCCATATCATACAATCACCTCAGCCTGGAACACCTAACTGTTTGTAAGTGAATACGGCAGTGTACTTCTTCCCACATTTGTAGCAAGTTTCTGTAATAGTGCAAGTCTTTTCTTTGTCATTACATTTCGATTCTGTATCCGAACTTTTAAACATATGACCACCAGTGAAAAAACACTTAATTCTTTTCATGTTCATCATTTTCGCCCTCATACAAAAAATTAATGATTTTATGTGCAATACAAGCTAACTCATACCTATCGTACTGTCTGATAAACTCGTCAATATCAAATTGATTTTTTATTAGATTCTCTTGCGCATTGTCAAGCTTTTCAATCATTTCTTCTGATTTTGTCTTCGGAAAAACACTCATATAGCATGGGTTTTCCTTGTCATGTTTTTCTGAATTAATAATGGCTTTTTCCCATTCAGAAAGAGTTCTATCGTCCATTTCACACATAATCAATTTGTTTGACATATTCCCGGCATAATACTTTCTAGGAATATCATTTTTGATCTGAACGGTATAAAACTTTTCACACAATAAGATAAAATCCAATTCTATAGTGACAATGGTTTTATACTGAGGTGGATATGAAGTAAGCATGATTTCATCTACTTCAATATTTGCATAGCATTCCCTGTCTAGTTCCATTATTTTGATAGGAATATGATTAAATTCGTACATACATTCACCTCAAATAAATTTACATTATTTTCTAAACCACCAAATATGTTTATCAAGAATATCTGCTTTTACATCACCATCAAAATAATATTCACACCCATCATCTGCAAATTCTGCCGGTGTTGTAAATTGTGGTATTCCATCTGGTTCCAATATGACACACGCCTGTCCAGAAATATAACTTGTTACAACGGCTGGTTCGCTACGCCACCAAACTTTTCTTCCGATAACATTTTTGTCAAAATCAATTTTATTCAAATTCATTGGGTGCTCTAAAAAATCATCAATCATGCACTTCGCACGTTCAATACTACCTCTTACATCACAGAATTTTTCGCCGTTTCTGGTTATAAACACGTTTCCAATTGTTCTTGCTTCAAATTCACCATGTCTGTATCTTGCATGATTGTAAGGTGCATAATTTATACCCAAACATACAGGCTCTCCATCGAATTGAATAAGATTCTTAAAACTTGGTTTTTCATTTCTTGGATAAGCCCATAAATTGTTATTTCCGTATTTCCCACCGATTGTATGTATATAGCCTTCTATTAAAACAACAAAATACGGTTCCCCATTAATTACCGTGTCCCAGTACATTTTATGTATTTTTAATTTGGAAATGTCTGTATCTCTATCAATTAGTCTAATACTTTGCATTTAATATTTCCTCCAAGTTTTACACATTCACCTCAAACTCTTTTTTGCAATTGCTTCCCTTACATTTCAGCTTCAAGTGCTGAATCTTTGTGTTTGGGCTAATCAGAAGGGCTTTCTTCTGGCAAAACGGGCAACAGGCGTATTTCGCTCCATTAATATTCCGTATCAATGCCTGTCCATTCCACGGCTCGGGTGGATTCATGTATTCAGAAAAATCTATCCCTTCGGATTCTAATGCTGATTTAATGCTCATTAAAAATCTCCTTAAATTTTCTGCCGATTAAAACTGTTGTCTTCGTTTCCCCAATACAGATATTGCTGTAAACTTTTTTCATATACTCGCATGGATGTGTTTTTGCAAAGTCAACAATTTCTTTGACAGGTGTCTGCTGTATCTGTGTTCTCCGTTCTGGACAACCTTTTTGTTTTTCTTGATCCATTAATTTTCCTCCGCTTAGGAATGCCATGCATTTTTCGGAAATTGTTCTGGTTTATTCGATTTGGAGCAACTAGTGTCCAAAATAGTTCATCACTTAATTTGCATTCAAGTTCAATACTTAATGGCTTGCCTATGCTACAAAGTGTACCGTCCTCATTTCTGTGAAGAATACCGCCTTCTATAACAGTACCATCCGAAATTGAAATATCTGGTATTGTTTCAATAACTTTTCCATTACATGTAAAGAAATGCTTTAATTCGTTCTTTTCGCCCATATCAGCACATTCCTTTGTTTTTCCTTAAATTAGCGTATCGGTCAACTATAACATCTATTGTTGTATAAAGCTGATTGATTGTGATGCAATCGGACTGATGCTGTCTGCGACATTTTTCGATTTCTACAGATTCATCATAAAATGGCGTATCTGAATTTTCACGCACCTGCCTTTTTAAGTCATCGTTGTAACCGCACATTTTATCCAGTTCAGCCTGAAGCTCATTGATTTTATTATTTTTGTCTAAAATTTCATGTTGTTTCTTTTCACATTCTTCAGACAACCGAACAACCTCTTCTTTCAGCTGATCTACAGTCCAGTTTGCCATATCCTCAAATTTCATATTTACCACCTCTGTCTTCGAAAATTGTTTCTTCCAAGCATAAATTTTTCGGCTGAAAAATTATCCTCTACATCAATATGTGCTTCACGGTCTTGCACCTCATATCCGTTTGGAGTTAATTCAAGTTTTGCAGTATATTCAGCGCCACAATTAGTGCATTGCCATGTCACATTTAAAAAGAGTTCTTTTTCTCTAAAAGGTTTTGCGTAATCGGAATTTTCACATTTCAACATTCCACCGCAAACAGGACAATTGCGTTTATCAAGTAAATCTAGCATTCAAATTCCCTCTTCTCCCTATGCTTCATCTGACAGGCAATCATTTTAGCTATGTTTTCACGTTCCTGTTTTATGCCATGTCCCTGGCGGAACAATTCACATTCGAGGATATTCCCACAGTGTGAGCATTCGTCTTTGATTTCTTTACCGCATACCTCAATCATTTTCATCACCACAGTAAATCAATAAGTAATTTGCAATTTTTCTAAGATCATTTTTCCCATACAGACGAATTCCATCTTTCAATCCTCTGTCAATCAGCCAATCAGCTAACTTTATTGGTTGTGTAGGTGGTTCATCTTTGGATTTTTCTATCTTAAAATCATCAATTAAACCACCTCTATTTATAAGTTCAGAAAGTTCGCTCATCGGTACTATGTCTCCTTTTTTTCCATCTTGTTTTCCATCTTCTTTTCCCTCCCAAAACTCGCAACAAAACTCTGATCCCGTAAAGTCTGCACAATGTTTGCTATCACCATTGAAGCAAACACATGTGAAGTTATCATGTTTTCTGCAATTCTTGCAACTTTTTTCGTTCATAAATTACCTCAATTTAGAAAAATCCAGTGTGCCGACTTGAACAGCATAAATCTCCCAACGAGAAACACTGGAACTTTAAGGGGGAAATGTAACTTCTGGCAATGGCAATTTGCCAGATAGAAACAACAGGAATCGAACCTGTGTCACATGATATTCAATATCATTGCTCTACCACTGAGCTATGTTTCTTTTTTCATCATAAAACGCTAAACTAGATGATTTTTTTAGAATCCCCGACTACCACTCCTCACGGGCATTGGTCTTATCTCTCTAAAAAGTTTTTGCACAAGATCGCTAGTGAGTTGCGTCTATATGCCTGCACGAATGCACACAAACGCATCCGCATTTATGTGCAAGAACTAACAATAGCTATGCTAAAGTAAGATATCCTATCTACACCTGGTAGATGGAATTGCAGGAGACGGATTCGAACCGCCGTTCTCAAGGATATGAGCCTTGCGAGATTCCACTTCTCTATCCTGCCGGAACCCGGAAAAACCGGGTTAGCAATAGGTTTATCGTGTTATGCTTTCCACTATCTACAAGTTTTAGTGCTGTAGATTCACTGGATATTTTTATGCGTCTTTGAACGGCATCTCTTGAAAACTCCTTTTATTAACGTGCGCTGCGTTAATGTTTTTAACTCCGAGATATACCAGCCGGGAAATCAGATCCATTTAGGCTACGCCGTATCGCACCTATAAATTTACCTAATCCACACGCTCAACTGGAAGTTTTTTCCACCCATATTACGGATGAATGGCATTTAGAAGAAATGGAAGATCTGGGATTCGGACCCAGGACTTACGGCTTATGAGGCCGTTGCTCTTACCGCTGAACTAAGCTTCCTAAGATACCGAATTATTTGACCGCCATGACAAACAATCCGGCACTGTTGCAGTTCTTGACCGCCAGCTGCAACAAAGGTTTTCTGAAACGCTTTTGGATTTCAGAAAGTCTTCCGGGACATTTGAAGCCCCTTTAATCAGCCCCGTTGGGCTAGAAGACCGGAGTTAAAAAAGAACACTTGCGGAATTAGCGAAACCGCAAACTGGGCTAGCTGGATTCGAACCAGCAAATATAGCAGTCAAAGTGCTATGCCTTAACCGTTTGGCGATAGCCCATTATCACCCGGGCGCACCATTAAAGCCCGGGGAAGTCGTGATATATAAGTTTATGTAATTAATATAATAAGTAATTAGCACTTACGCTACTCTGGATGCCTCGACTTATCACTTTCATAGGCTTTCCCGAGCCTACATGGATTAAGTCGAAGCTGCGCTTTTATGAATTTAACCCTTTCGATTAACTCGATCGGGATAATTCCAATTGGAATCGGTAAATACATTTGTCACCTCGTGCAAATTAAGAAAATATTCAGTGCAAAACATATTTCTAAACAAATGCAGAATAAAATCTGTATTACGTTTGTCTTTCCTTCTTCGTCCAGTATGGCTAAAGTTCCAGCAAGAACCAGAACGAAAAATGCAAGATTTACAGCTGTTCCGATTACATTAAGTGCATTCATTTTCTTTTTCCTCCCCAATTAAGAAATTCAAAATCTTTTCTGCAATCTCTTCTTCTGGCTCAAATGGCATTCCACAGTAATTGTAGGATTCTAAAGCCGATTTTAGGCTTGATTTGAAACCATTGTAAATTTCTCCATGCTGTAACAGTTCGTGCCTTAAAACACAAATTGCATCAGTAATTGATTGAGAAGTGACACTGATTTGTGCCAAGCACTCCATCTCAATGTCTGGAACAGCCATCATTTTAAATTCAACCACTGGTATTTCATCTACTGCGGTATGAAAATTTACTGATTTCACTCTTGGAACTTCATTTCCATCAATGAAATATTTTGTTCCATGCCAATCATAGGGGTTGGGGTTTGTGATCTTCACGACACTCATCCTTCTTCCACCTCCCCGAAATATTTCTTGAAAAGCTTATGGTTGCAGTACCATAGATGTTGCATCACAAAAAATTTATCAATACACTCCAGACTATAATACATTACTCTGTACTCGGCGGTTCTGTCTCCGTTTTCATCAACACTGTAACCAGCTAATTCAGATTTTGATTTTGCACCAAACCATCTACCATTCTTTGTAACAAACAAAGAAAGATTCCCATATTCACAAACGTATGTAGCAGTTTGAGTATCATACAATCTGCCATCAGCTAATATTGCTTTTGCGTGAATTGGCTTTACCAGTTTCCGAATTGCCGGGGATTCCTGTCCGACATTTTCATATGCAGAGCTTATTTCGGAAGTCCCTTTTTTATTTTCTGAGAAAAATTTAAGCATGGTTTTTCTCCTCCGACAGTCTCATCATCACCAGTGGCTTGTTTTGAAGCGTTGATTGTAGTAATAGCCCTTTAGAATCTCTCTCGACTGTGATTTTCAAGTAATCTGTATTTGTAAGAGCGCATGTTGCAAGTATTTTCTCCGCAATATCTGCCATCTGGGATTTCAAGTTCCCAGAATTACTTACCAGTCTAAAATCCATGTCGTTTCCTCCCGAAATATTCATCCACGGCTTGTCTTACGATATCCGATACGCTTCTGTCCGTCCGATTCTTCTCTTCCAGGAGCCGTTTTTTCTGTTTTTCGGAAAATCGGATGCGGATGGATTCGGATTGTGAGTTTGGTTTCATGACTTAATCACTCCTTGCCCTTGCAATAACAGTCTGAATGTCTCTTTTCCTTTTACGGTTATGTATGTCTGAACATTGGAATATCCAAATGGTGTTGAAAAATCTTTCATCTGAAAAAGTCCAGCTTTCCTATACGATTCATAAGGCTTGATAATATTGTGCCTATCACGGTAAATATAACCGTTTTCCGCAAGCCACTTAGTAAACGCTTTAGGGGGAATGTGAAATTCCTTTGCTGTATCTCGAAAAGTTGTAAGAAGTCTATTGTCTACCAGACTATCAAAATAGTCAGCTTTCGGTTTCTGTTCTTTTACCTTAGTTTCAAGCTGTTGTTTCTCTTGCTGTTCCTCAATCCACCGCTTAGCACGTTCTATTGGATCTTCGATTTGGTAGGAATCCTGTTTTGTGGAGACCTCGTATTTCCCAGTTCTCGCTATACTTGGAAGAACTTCTTCCATTACCCACTCTTCAAAACGTTCTGCTGACTCTAACTGGCTCTTCATGATAAGCCTGTACACATCTCCTTCTGGTATGAAAGTCATCATAACATTTTGCTTTGTTGTGGTTCCGTGCTGATTAGTTGTTTCTGAGACCCCTCCATGTTTCACGGAGTGCCTACAATGTCTTGAAACTGCATCTTGAGGTTTTGAATAGCCTAATGCTTTCGCTACATCGGTTCCAGAAAAATAAATTTTCCCATTTATCGTTACGGTTCTTACACTTCCAAATTCTGGATTGCTAAAAATCATCATATCATTCATTTGTTGTACCTGCCTTTCTTGGTATTGCCTTATTTTGTATTGGCAGAGAAACAGTTAAGGCTTACTGCTTTCGTGTTGCAATCACTATCTCTGCCATAGGGAACTCTTTTTTGTTTTTTGGAAAATTTTTAACTCAAGTTTTCCGTTATTAAATTGCGTATGATCTGAGAAATACTTTGACCTGTCTGAAATGATTTCTTTTCAAGGCGTTTTCTCATGTCATCGTTAATTCTGATTCTTATTGAATCTCCCTTTGGGTCTGTTGTTGGTCTTCCTTTTGCCATATAATCATTCCTTATATATGTAGGACAAAATACAATAGGTTCTTTGCTTGAGTTACTGACTACGCTGGCCAGAGGTCTATATATAACCCCCTCCCGGTCATCCAGTGCGGACGCTGGCAAGTCAGCCCGCCGCCCCATGGGAACCGCTGCCCTTGCCTGGTCGCTGTTTGTCGTAGGCCTTCGGCGGTAATCAAAGGAAAATATGGCTTTTCTGTGTCCGAACATATGTATCTATACGACAAACTCTCGTTTTCTTTATAGATCGCTATACATCCTGCACAATTACAACCATCATTCCTGTACATTATGCACAATTCCGTGCATTTACCGCCTTTTGTCCGTCCACCATGTACATTTTTACCGATTCTGTACTCTTCCAGACTTTAAAGCTCCGGCTTTTCCATCTCTGGAAGCTGCAAAGCGGCTTTGTGCTTCTCTGCGATCTGCTGCGCGGTCTGCTGTGGTACGCCGTACTGTTGCGCTGCTTGTACTGGTGCAGTTTCTGCCATGCCGTATGCGGCTTTTGCAACAAATATCAAATTCGCATTTGTTCCGGTCTGGTTATGCAGTCTATTAATTGCACAGTTTTTGCAAATATCAAACCATTTTTTAGCCGTGTCACCATGTGACGAGTTTGTTCTATACACTCCATTCATCCAGTCAGTAAACGTTGTACGATTAATCCCAACTAAAAAGCTAAATACTTCTAATGTTGGCAATACATGATATTTACTGCATAATCTCACATAAGTATTAAACATTTTATCTAATAGCTCTATATTGTCATTACTTGGCTTTTGTATATGATCTGCAATATAAAAAATCATATCTACAAAGCTATCTGATACTTCTTTCTTATAGTTTTCGTTATCTGGTGATATACATAATACAGTATTTATATATTCGTCAGCATATATATTAATATTATCTAAATAGATATCTACGTCTTGTATATTTACCGTATTATCTTTCATGTTATTACCTCACTTTAGCACGTTAATTTACAAATAAAAAAAGAGAATGTCACCAGGTAAAGCTTATTCCCGGAAAACTTCCGGGTGTTCGGGTACATTCTCTAAAACTTAAAACTTAAATAAAATATTCTGTTTTCTTTGTTGCTGATACCTTAGCACAGTTTTTAATATCTTGTCAAATTTAATTTTGCATAAAATAAAACACATTATTTTGTCAATAATTAATAAATAATAATTAGGGTATTATATTATAATCTTTATTTATATTTATATCTTATATATTATTATACGGTACTGTATAGCATATCTTTTAATAAACTCCAGCTTTAGGAATCTAGGAAGGGCAGAGAATAATTATATAATTATATATAATATAAGGGCGGCTACATTTTCGCAGATTTGCATAATAAAAGCCAGACCTTCCAGGAGTTTCTATCCGGCGTGATCTGGCTTGTTATGCGTGTTATTTAATTAACGATTCTGTGTACTTTCAGCCTCTGCCCTTCCTGAGTTCCGTCAGCTCTCGTTATCTGATAGCCTAAAGAAGTTTTAGAAAAATGTCAAGCGGTATTTTAAAAATATTTTTCTTGACAATTTGCCAAAAGCTGTGTTATTAAAATATTAACAGGCTCGGCGGCGGTCTGTACTCTGTCCATAGCCGCCACAAATAAGCATATTAAAAGCCCCTGGATAATTTCCTAGGGCTTTATTTTTATTCTTCCTCTTCTTCCTCTTCTTCCTCTTCTTCCTCTAACCATATTTGACACTGCTTGCCGTCCTCTTCGTAGCTGATAGCTTCACCAGCTTCCAGGCGTTCCCGCCAGTCCTCCGGGTAATTCTCCGGTCTGTAAATACAGTTTCCCGGAAGGAATTGATTTCCGCGCATTTCATTTATTTTCATATTTTCCCTCCTGTCCGCCCTCCTGGGGCTGTGTGGTTGTTTTTCTTTAACTGTCTTTATTATACATTATTTATTAATGTATGTCAATATCTTTTCTTCAAAATCTTTTGTGGTTTCATCTGGCAGATATTCCAATAAATAACCGGGTTGGCATTCCAATATAGTACATATTTTATTTAGTGTATCTTGCGTGACAAGTCGATCATTGCGCAGCTGTTGCAGCTGGCTTTCTGTAAATATCTTATTTTTCCTTATTAAATAGGTTGTGATTCCCTTTTCTGCCATCATATCAATTATATTGCGTTTATATTTAATCATTCTAACACCACCTCGCAGTACTTTATTCTTCTATTATAATAACATTTTTATACATTATTTTTCAATGTACAACATGCACAAAAACTGTTTTCGGTATGCTCTTTAATTTAGTGTATAATGTCAATAGACATACATTATATTTTAGTGTATTATATAACCATCAACAGAGAACACAAGAAACAAACAACCGGAACCGCCCGAACCACTCAAGCCAATGAGGACATAAGGAACGGCACCGATTAATTGAAAAATTCTAGTTCCTAAACAAAATAAAAAGCTGGCTGCATCCTACCGAGACAAACAGCCAGCACCAAACTAAAAAGAAAGGCAACCCTATTATAACAGGGGAGAAGGTAAAAAGCAATGTTAAAAACAAATTCAAAAGAAGTTATGAACAGAATTAAAAAGGTTATCATGGACAGCTACGAAGCAGCCGAGGAATATTATACATTTGACGGCTCCACAATGAAAACAGAGTACAACGATATCTGTAAAGATATTATGAACATGTTTTACATTGAAAAATTACAGTTTGATAACAGATACAAAGCCGGAAGAATTAGTAAAGCTGATTTGTTCATGGATTGGATGCAGGGCTTACCGTCAGCTTTTCCAGTTTCTAACGATATTTTTTTAAACAGTGCTGTTGATTTTCTCGGCGATCTCCTGGACGAGACAGAAACAGAAAAAGAAAAATTTACAGATGAACAGGCAGAAAAAAGAGCCGTGTATCTTCTGTACAGAGAACTTGAAAAACACGCAAAAAAGGCATAAATAACTAACTTTTATATCAATCCGGGGAACTTTCCCCGGAAGTCTTTAAAATAAAATCAGGAGGATTAAAAACATGATAAAAATTGACATGTGGTACAATGACAAAAAGGAGCAGGCAACTGGGCTTGATATCTGGTTTAATGATTTAGGGTGTTTTTACTCTGGAAATATCAAGATTTTTGGTGATATTGTAGGCGATTATTACGCCGACAGCGTGCAAGAAATTTGTAAAGCGTTCCCGCATCTGGAAGAGAAAATAAACGCTTGTTTGAATTAAATAAACAATTTCCGGGCGGGGCTTTCTCGCCTGTTTTCCTAATCAAATGGAGTTCTAAAACATGAAATATCATTATATAGCAATTTCAACACGCACAAACAATAAAAAGCGGCGACTTCTCCGTAATTGATACGATCAACAGAAAATCTGAAAAGGAAGCAATGGAAATCTTCAAGGCTGTTTCCGATGGAGCTATTAAATTAGCTTATTGGGATATGCCCTCGGTAAAGCGCCGGGATGGTAAAAGGTCTATAATGCGGTACGCCTTGCACCGATCGACGAAAAATGTGGACTGTTTACAACTTTCCTGTATGGAGCTTATCGGGAGCGAGATCATCCCCACAAGCGACAGACAATTCAATATTAAAGATGATTACGACCGCCGGGAATTTTTCCGCAGTCTTCCAGCTGTTACAAAAATGACTTTAAATAATAGGGCGCGTCTTTTTATATCCTGGCTCCCAGGGTGAAGGGAAGAAAGATAAAAACATGAGTGATAAAATATTTAATAAATTAATAACACTTTCTGTTGATGAGCTAGACAATTACATAGAATTTTTAGAAAGTATTTATTCCCCGACTATTACTGGGAAAGAGATTGATAAAAAAACTATGGAATATTTAGGTATAACTGATTGATTTTTTACCGCTTCCCGGTATCCAGCCCGTCGGCACGTTCACGGCGTGCAAGCGGTTTTTTGGCATTCTGCCAGATACACCTTGCAAAGTTAATATAATAAGTCAATCAATTAACGAGCTATTTTATCCGTAAATCGTTTTTTATGCTGTTAATGGTGATTTATGCCACGTTTGCATTATAAGCCGTTTATGAGCCTTTAAAACGCTTTATAGTGTGTTGTATGGTTTATTGACTGTCTGCGGCTATGGGTGTATAATAGCCTTGTATAGCTATGTTCGGCTATGCTTTATTTGTGTACCTTTTCAATTGGCGCATTGTGTCCGCTTATTTGTGCCGGCTTTGCGTTGATCTGCCGAAGCTGTCCGGGCTATATAACAATTATGGCTACAACAACTATATTGCAATACGCTTGTATAGCACCATATTTGCCATTTTAAGGCGTTTTATAACCGCAGTCGATAAAGTATAGGCTAAATACATTAAAAGCCATTAAAGACGCATTTAGCAAGACTATTATTGTATTATTCGGTATTCTTTGTTATGGCTTATTATTCGTGGTCGGTTGCTTTTTATTTGCCACAACTACGGCTGGCGGTCTGCTTCGTTGGTGTTCAATTGTTCCGGGTGGTTTCCTGGCTTCATCAGCTCGGCGCTGTATCGGTTCCCGGTGCTGTCCCTGGTTGTTTTGTGGTAATAAATAACCGCATCTGTTCAAGGTTTCAATAGTTGTAACTAACTTTTGAATGATTCCTAAATTTCAACATCATTTTGGAAGCCGAAAATCAAGGAAATCTAGAAAAAAAGTGGCAACCAGAAAAATTCTCGCATTTTCTAGTTACCACTTAAATTTTAATTTTGCACAAATATTTCTATAGCGTAAAGTTCTGAATGATTCAAAATTCACAATTTATTTAATCCTTCTTTCTTCCGTGTTCCATATCTTCTGTGTGATGATTTCTCTAAACGTTCCGTCCTCTTCATTTGGGACTTGGAAAGTTTCTTCTTTCTCTGGTAATTGTCAGTCGTTGTTCCCATTCATACCCTCCTTGTTAATTTTCTGATTCCTAGTTTCAAAGTTTACAATTTCCGTGTCTGTTTCCAACTCTTCCGGGATTCTGCCGACAATGATAACTCGCAGTGGTTTCAATCTCCGTTCCATCTCCTTGAAACCAACGCAAAATTCCAACCGTGCTGCCTTGCTCTTTACTCTTCCATTGGTGCAACAGGCAACTGTGCTTCCCTCCGGCAGTCCATCAAAACACCAATCCCAACAGTATTCTGGTAATATGTTTACGTTCGGAATTACTGGAATATCATTCAAGATCATGTAGTAAGCCAGTGCATGATTGCGGTATTTATTCCACAGGCACATTACTAGCGGCATTCCATTCTTGCCAACTGATATGCTAAAATCCGGCATAACGACTGCATGGAAGCATTTTAAATGCTCCATATACTTGTCCGGCTGATTCCACAATCTTTGAAACTGTACATCGTCCACATAGAAATTTACATTAAGTTCCCGATGGTTCTTAATCTTTCGGCTGAAGCTCTCCGCAAAGTCTACAGTATCTTTCCCTGGATGAATAAAAGTCTTTGGAATTTTAGGGATTCCGTACTGTCCAACAAGCTCTGCATCCGTGATTAAAAACTCTTTCATTACGTCATAAGCTGTGTGTATCTGCATATTTCTCCCTCCATTTCCTTGAACATAACACAATTTCCGAAAAAAGGCAAAAAAAATAATCGCAACTCTGCGATTTTATTGTTTTGCACATGTACTTTTCCCTTTCATATGTACTTTTTGTAAAAGGTAATCAAAGGTAATCAGAACACTCGTTCATGCCAAGTCCGCAAACCCTTGATTTTACTGTATAAATCGGGGCAACAGGATTTGAACCTGCGACCTCACGGC